AACCAAAATCACAATACACTGGTTCTATTCCTGTTGCCCAAAATGGTTTATTTGGAGGCGCTACAGGAGATGTAATTGGTGGAGCAAATTTATACGAAAATATTACAGCAGGTAATACACAAGGTGTTAGCCCATCAGATTACGATGATGCAATTACAATCCTAAAAAATAGAGATGCATACCAATTTAATGTATTATTTACTCCTGGTTTAACGAATGATTTACATACATCACAAATTTCAGAAATTATTCAAAACACACAAGATAGAGGAGATAATTTATTTGTGATGGATTTAGTTACATATGGAGAAGGAGTACAAAGTGTAATTGGACAAGCAAATTCAAGAGATACTTCATATGCTGCTTCATATTATCCATGGGTTAGAGTACAAGACCCAGCTACAGGAAGACAAATTTGGGCCCCTGCCTCAACAGTAATTCCAGGTGTATATGCATTTAACGATAAAGTAGCTGCTCCTTGGTTTGCTCCAGCAGGTATTAACAGAGGTGGATTAAACACAGTAATTCGCGCTCAATATAAATTGACTCAAGCAAATAAAGACGATTTATATGAATCTAATGTTAACCCATTAGCATCACTACCAAAAGAAGGAGTAGTTGTATTTGGACAAAAAACATTACAAAAAGAAGCATCTGCTTTAGATAGAGTAAATGTAAGACGTTTGATGATTGAATTGAAAAATTACATTCGCCAAATCGCTGACACTGTAGTATTTGAACAAAATACAGCGGCTACAAGAAATTCATTTATCGCTAAAGTAACACCATATTTACAAATCATCCAACAAAAACAAGGTTTGTATGCATTTAAAGTAATAATGGATGATACAAACAATGGACCAGATGTAATAGATAGAAACCAATTAATCGGACAGATTTATGTACAACCAACACGTACAGCTGAATTTATATCTTTAGATTTTATCTTGTTACCAACTGGAGCACAATTCCCAGTTTAAAAAATTGAGAATATAATATTTATAATAAAACAAATTAATATAACGTAAAATGGCAATTTTAAATCCTAACGAAATTTTTTACACAGCGTTTGAACCTAGACTAACAAACCGTTTTATCCTTTATATGGATGGTATCCCATCATATTTGGTAAAAGGAATGTCTGCAATTTCATTGTCTCAAACAGCAGTTGCTCTTAACCACATTAACGTTCAACGTTATGTAAAAGGAAAAACCATTTGGAATACAGTTACTTTTACACTTTATGAAGCAATCACTCCTGCAGGTTCACAAACAGTAATGGAATGGGTTCGTTTAGGACATGAATCAGTAACAGGTAGAGATGGTTACTCTGATTTCTATAAAAAAGACATTACATTCAATGGTTTAGGTCCAGTAGGTGATATTGTTAATGAATGGGTAATTAAAGGAGCTGTTATTACAAGCGTTAACTTTGGAGACTATAACTGGGATGATGATGGAACAGCCGTAAACATTACAGTTGAAGTCCAACCAAATTACTGTATCTTGAACTACTAATTAAAAAACACAATCCGACGTATATTTAAGCCTCAACTTTTGTTGGGGCTTTTATTTTTCCTTGGATATTCCAATATTTATTAGTATAATATTGACCATGAAATTAAATAATTTACGTACTCTAGTTAAAGAAGAACTTAAACGCAAGTTAAACGAGGAATACCAAGACAAATACAAAATGGTAGGAACATTAGTTTCAAATATCGAATCTAGACCCCAAAAAGAAATTTATTCAGATATTCGCTCAATTACAGGAATTTCTGTTTTATCTTCAAAAGAACCACTTGAATACAGCGAACAAGACACTACAAGATTCCAATCAGTAATTACAATAAAAGTTGATGGTTATCCTTGGATTACAAAAGGAGGATTTGACAGAACAAAAATGCAAGAAATAGCAGCCCAAGTTAGAAAAGTACCAGGAGTAGTATCTTTTAATGTAGCAGAGGATAATATTTCTGCTCTTTAATATATGTATATAAGACAAATAAAGTTATAATAAATAAAAATTATGGAAGAAAATTTTAAGTTACCAACGGAAACCATTGAACTACCCTCAAAAGGTTTATTGTACTCTGAAGAATCTGAATTAGCTAAAGGTACAATTGAAATGAAATACATGACCGCTAAGGAAGAAGATATCCTTACAAACCAATCATATATTAAAAACGGTACTGTATTAGATAAACTTTTAAAATCCTTAATTGTTTCCCCTATCAATTACGATGATCTTTTAATTGGAGATAAAAATGCAATTATGGTTGCAGCCCGTATTTTAGGATACGGCTCAGAATATTCATTTGACTATTTAGGTGAACCGCATACAGTTGATTTATCCCAAGTAGAAAATAAAGAATTAAAAGAGGAATTATTTAAAAACCGTGTAAACGAATTCACATTCCAGCTTCCAAAATCAAAAAATACAGTTACTTTTAAACTTTTAACCCATAAAGACGAACAAAACATAAATCGTGAGTTAGAAGGACTTAAAAAAATCAACAAAGATGCTTCCCCTGAACTTTCTACTCGCTTAAAATACCTTATTACTTCAGTGGAGGGAAGCAGAGAAACTAAAGATATTCGAGAGTTTGTTGATAATTACCTCCTAGCCCAAGATTCCAGAGCTCTAAGAGAATACATTAGAGAAGTTCAACCAGATGTTGATCTAACTTTTTTTCCCGACGGGAGTTCAAATCGAATCAGTATCCCAGTTGGGGTTAACTTTTTTTGGCCTGACATTTGATACAGCCACTGAAACAAGAGCAGCTATATTTAAACAAATACATCAAATTGTTTTTCATGGTAAAGGAGGATATGATTGGCATACTGTTTACAATATGCCAATCTGGCTTCGACGTTTTACTTTTATTGAAATTCAAAAATTCTATCAAGAAGAAAAAGATGCAGTCGAAAACCAAGGAAAATCAGGCTCTAAAACTGTAGTTGGAGCTGATGGAAAAATTAAAGCCCCAGAATATCTTTCCCAAGCTAAAAAACCAGCAAAATACAGTTAAAAACATCAAATTTTCATATTTATAACAAAATATTTAGATGGCTGAACAAGATCCTAAAGAAATAGAAAAACAGTTTAAACGCTTACAAACCTTAGCAGCTACATTAAGAAAAGATTTATCTTCATTTAATCTTTCAGCTTTAAGGAATGATTCTGCTCTTATAGGGGAATTACTTGAAAAGTGGGAACAAGAACTCCGTGACTCAACAGCAAGTTTAGATTCATTGTCTTCTTCATTCCAGGATATTGTTAGAGATATTTCTAAAGGTAATAAAGGTTTAAATGATACTAAAAATTCATTTAATAAACTTACCAGTTTAGCCCAAGATTTACAAGCCCATCAAAGAGGCATTAATCAGTTATCTAAAAAACAATTAGAATCTATTGGAAAACAAGCTGAAAAAGAAAAATTAAAACTTGAAATAGCCTATAATACTTTAGAACAAGAAAAACAAGCTATAATAGCAGCTAGGAAAAGAGGACAATTTAACCCCAAACAATTAGAACAACTTAAAAAGATCAAATCATCTCAAGAAGAGATTAAAGGAACAATAACTGGACAAAACTCAGCATTTGAAGATTTACTCACAAATGCTAATAATTTTCTTGAAATTGAAAATCAAATAGATAAACAAACTGGTATTTTAGGTGGTTTATTTAGTGGATTAGGAAAAGCATTTCCTGACATGGCTGATAAATTAGGTTTAGATAAAGTTCAAGCCAAGATGAGAGAAATGGCTGAAGAAAATATCAAAAACCAACAAAAAGAAAGAGATTTAACAGCTGAAATAAACGAAAAAAGGGGAAATCTTAGTGATAAACAAATTAAAGCTGGTTTTGGTGGTAAAGAATTAAAAGATCTTTTTGCCCAAAAAGAAGCTCTTTCTGCTTCTAATGTTGCCGCTTCCGGCCTCTCAGGCAAATTTAAAATGTTAGGGGGTGCTGCTAAAGTGTTTGGCACAGAACTTAAAGCAGCTTTAGGCCCTATAGCACTTATAGAATTTGCCATCACAGAATTAATAGCAGCACTTAAAATAGTTGACTCAGGAGCAGGAGACATGGCTAAGTCCATGAATATGACCTACGGGGAAGCTTTAGCTACCCGTAGAGAATTTGGAAATATAGCAGCTTTATCAGGTGATGCTGCTGTTACTACTAAGGGATTACAAGAAACATACATGGCTATTGGTCAATCTTTAGGTTCCAATGCTAAACTAAATGAAAAAGATCTAATTACTGCTACAAAGTTACGTGAACAAGCAGGTTATACTAATGATCAATTAGTAGAGTTAAATAAACTTTCCTCAATAAATGGTAAATCTTTAGAACAAAATACAAAAGAAATACTTGGAGGAGCCAAAGCATATGCCTCTCGTAAAGGTTTAGTTATTAATGAAAAGCAAGTATTAGACGATGTAGTTAAATCATCAGCCTCTTTAAAATTATCTTTAGGTGGAAGCGCAGATGCACTCGCTAAATCAGCTGTTCAAGCGCGTGCAGTTGGTTTAAACCTTGAACAAGCAGCAGCTATTGCAGATAGTTTACTTCAATTTGAATCTTCCATTGAAAATGAGCTAAGTGCAGAACTTTTAACCGGAAAAGATTTAAATTTTGAAAAAGCAAGAACATTAGCTTTAAACAATGATATAGCAGGTGCTGCAGAAGAAATAGCAAACCAAGTTGGCTCCTCAGCTGACTTTGCTAAAATGAATGCTATTCAACAAGAGGCAATTGCAAAAGCCGCAGGTTTAACCAAAGACCAATTAGCTCAGTCCTTAATGGATAGAGAAGCATTACAAAAACTTTCAAGTGTTGAAGGTAAAGATGCTAAAGAAAAATTCGATAATTTAGTTAAACAAGTAGGGATGGAAGAAGCTAAAAAACGTTTAGGAAACGAACAATTAGCTAATCAATTCCAACAACAATCTGTTCAAGAACGTTTTAACCAATCAGTAGAAAAATTAAAAGAATTATTTATTCAAGTAGCTGAACCAATCTTAGCAATTGTTTCTCCATTAATGAATCTTATTTCAACAATTTTACCAGCTATTAACTTTTTATTACAACCTTTAATTGTAGGATTTCAAACTATAGCAGGATGGGTTACATCATTGATAGATGGGCTTAAAAAAGGACAACCTTTAGCAATAGCTCTAGCTGGAGCTATTGGATTAATAGCTCTTCCCGCAATAACCTCAGCAATTGGTGCTATATTTTCTACATTTGCTCAAATTCCATTTGGGATAGGTATCCCTTTAGCTATAGCATCAGTTGTAGGGTTAATGAGTATGTTAACTCAAGGGCAATCTAAAGCTAAGCAAGGAAATGATATCATGTCCCCTGGAACTGGGGGTAGTGGTTACGGTTCTCGAACATTGTTTGGACCAGAAGGAGCAATTCAATTAAATAACAAAGACACAGTAATAGCAGGAACGAATTTATTTGATAAAGCAGATGATATGATGTCTGCCCCAAAAGGTGCTTTACAAGTAAGTAACAAAACTACTCCTCCTCCTCCTGCACCGGATTCAAACGCTTTATTGGTAGCTGAAATGAAACGTGGAAATGATCAAAGAGCAGAACAAATCAAACTCCAAAAACGAGATACATCTGTATCAACAATTCGAGTTCAATAATATTTATAATAAAACAAATAATGGGACTATTAGACAAATTAACAACAGAGGGATCCAATTTGAGCCAATTTGATGGTTCAACCCCACCAGTAACTAATCAGGATACAGCAGAATCAAAACTACATTATTCTTATTCAATTAATGGTAATCCAAACCTACCAGGTTTTCCAACACCATCACAATTAGATTTGAATGGTGTAACCCCACCAAAGTATTCAGATAATTTACCAGGATAAAATATAAATGGGTCTTTTAATCAAATTAAAGAATGGGGACACCTCACTTAAATCCCTTAAATTTGGTCATGATAGACCAGGTGGGGGAGATAGTGGGCAACCTTATATTCAAAATCCAATTGATAAGCCCGATACCCCAACATTAAATAGTGATTTTTTATTACGTGGAGGTATATCAGCACCTTTAAATGCTGCTGAGGATATAACTCGTCTAACAAAATATTTTTTTGACTTTAAAAACCCAAAAGGACTTTTATTCACAGCAAAACAGAATTTACTTTCTCGAACAGGAACAAAAACAGAAGCTTCAAAAGGAACCGGTTACGGCGGTGGAAATGTAAATGAAGGTATTTATACTCCTTTATCTACACTACTTCAAGCTAATGAAGGATATTTAGGTGGACATTTAAATAAACAAGGTTTAGATCCAACAGGAGCCTTCCCTAATTTATCTATCAATAAATATCAAGACATAATTAAACAAAACCAATTAGTTGGAGAGTTTGATAAAGAAAGTAATAGATTAACAGCATTAACTAATGCTGTATTGCAAAAGAAAAGTATAAGTAATTTTGGGTTTGTAAAAAATTATAACCTAAACGTCAATAATAATATTATAACGTACAGTGGTGGATCAGATTCAACAGTTGGTGTTGGTAATACTAATATAAAATTTGCAACAAACAATGCTGGATTTAAAATAGATTCAATTACTCCAAAATCAAAAAATTATTTAATTGGAAAACCCATTGATCAAATAGATGAAACTCAATGGAAAATTCCAATAAATGCTACATTAGCTTTTAATTCTTCCTCAACAGCAGATTTTATCCAAATAGAATCAACCCAACAAAACCCAACATACTTAACTCCCGGTGTTATTTCCTATCAATACAATTTTAACCCTAGTGTTTATGATCCTGGAACTTTAAACCCTAAAAATGGATTAGATGAGTATTTAACTCGAAAAGACACAGAAATAAACCCAGTAACTAGAAATAAGGATGAGGCTGAAACTGCATATTTTTCTCCAATTAATGAAAAACTAACAGAATATGGAAGACAATATGTTCAAGAATCTTCATATCAAATCGATTCTGGATATTTTGAAGCAACTAATTATAACAGTAATACACCTTTAGGAAGATACTCATCTAAACAAACATTACTTGCTGACCCTCGATTGACAGGCTCCCAAGCTGACCCATCTAGTGATATAGAAAAACCGAAAATTCTTAACGCTGGTGCTCAAGGTTATTTAGCAAATTTAAATAAAAATGCAGGTCCTTATTTAGATGATAATGGCAACACAATAAATAAAGGGTACAATCCTGATAGAGTTGGAGGTAGAGGAATAGCAAATGATTTTAGACAAGTTAATAGGGATGTAAGAGGTTTTTTTGATCCTCCATCTTCATATGATTATATTACTAAAGAATCTGGGAGTGATTATAGTGAAAATGGCCCTTTACCTACTCTTGATAGAATATATTATAAAGCAGGAGCATTTAAAAGAACATCAACAGCTTTAAATTCCCCTGATGCTGCAACAGATATCATTCCTTTTAGAATTACCATAGTAGACCCTAGAAACCCCAAAAATAAATCAACAGAATTAAATTTTAGAGCTTACATTGATTCATTTTCAGATACCTACAACAATGAATGGAAATCTCAAACATATATAGGTCGAGCAGAAAAACAATACAAATATAATTCATTTGATAGAAGTATTTCTTTTGGATTTACTATTGTAGCTGATAACTCAGCTAATTTATCTAAAATGTATGAACAATTAAATACATTAGCAGCATCAATTGCCCCAACGTATACAAGTCAAGGTTATATGACTGGAAATTTACACCGTTTAACTTTAGGAAATTATTTATCTGAACAATGGGGTATAATGAATGGTGGATTTACATATGAAATAACAGATGAAACCCCTTGGCAGATTTCAGAAGGAAATCAACTTCCCTTGTATATTAAAGTAACAGGTATTAACTTTACAGTAATCCATAATTTTAGACCAGAATCTCAATTTAATACAACCCATCAATTCATTAACCAAAAATAATTTATGGCACGTTATTCAGCTATACCAATAATACAAACACCTGAAAATCTTAAAAGAAGGTATATTAATGTGAAATATCCCGAAATTCCCCGTGATTTTTCAGATATTTATGTGTATACTACAAGAGGTGATAGATATGATTTGTTAGCTTTATCATATTATAATAACGCTTCTTTATGGTGGATAATAGCTCAAGCAAATATAAATAACACAACCCCTGATTCTTTATTCCCAAATGTTGGAGAACAAATTAGAATCCCAGGATCATCAAGAGTATCCACTATATTAGGTGAATATGAGACTTTAAATACGTAAAATGTTATGGCAAATATTATTGGAGAACCATTAGCTTCATATGTTTATAATCAAATAAAAACCAGACAGAAAATCCACGGCTCTGGAACACCTAATAACCCTCGTACACCAGAATACATATCATATCTAAATTCAAAAACAGCATGGGTTAAAATGGCATCTGGTGTTTTAGTTACAAAAGATCGCTTATTAAGTGAAACTGACTCAGCTGGAAAATCTATTAGTTATTCAGGATATGAATGGGATGGATTAGCTAAAAATTTTATTTTATTTAGTGGAGTTTCTCATCTTATTGATGGAAAACTTACTCCTAGAGGAACGTATGAAGGTGCTAATAACATATACGATTGGGATAAAGGAACATATAATATTAATCCATTTACTACATCAAACGATGTAACTGGAGAATTTGGTTTAGCTCCGATGCCTGGAATCGAAAGTGTTGATGTTAAATGCTTAAATAGAGGTTCCACCAAAAATGTCTCAGTTAAAGTAAAATGTTATACCCCCGAACAATTTAAAATTATAGATTTACTTTATTTAAGAATAGGATATACTATGTTTATAGAGTGGGGATGGGCTCCATATATGGAAGATAGTGAAACTCTTGTTCATGATTATTCTACTTTAATTGAACAAAGTGAAAATCAAGGATTTCTCCATCATTCTTATTGGAAAAACAAATCTTATATTGATTTTTCTAAAAGAATTGAAAAAGTTAGAGCAAAACATAGAGGAAATTATGATGGTCTTTTATGTAAAGTAACTAATTTTAGTTGGACTTTTACTCAAGATGGATCATACGATATTGATATTCAACTTATAAGTTTAGGGGATGTTGTTGAATCACTTAAAACTAACATTACCCCATCATATAAAACTTCTAAAGATATTACCACAGCGTATAAATTATTTAATGATGATTATAGTCAAGAAGAATCTCAAGATTCTCCTCCTTCCCCAGTAAACAATATTATTTCAGCATATTTTTTCCTCCAAAAATTAATCACATACCAAAATGGCCAAGACGGGAATAATAAATATTGGATAGAAAGACAAATTCCTATTAAAGTAAATGGAGAATCTCTTGATTTATGTAGTATTTTTGTAAAAGATCCAAATTCTAAACTAGAACCATTTTCTCAAATAGAATATGTAGAATTTGATGATGATGGAGGCACTGATTTTACCCAATGGTTAAAAGAAAATTATTCAAATGCTACAAGAGTAACTAATCTGGATACAGCAACTTCCCCTGGAACATATTACACAGTTAATGATGAAAGTAGTATTACTGTTAAAAGTATTATTGATTTAAATTCACTTGATACCCAAAACCAACAAAAATCAGATATAGTATATTTTAATTATAACAATCAAGAAGATGATGAAGATAAAGTGAATGATGAGGGTTTTTATATTCGATTCGGGCATTTACTTGATTTTCTTAAAGAACGTGTTATACCTAGAATTGACGGAACATCTCACCCAATGGGAGAAGCTCCTATTTTAGATATAGACTCTGGACAATGGAGTAATAAAATGTATACTTTTCCTTATCAAGTATCTTTAGATCCTAGAGTTTGTATAGTACATACAAAAGAAAAAGTTAATTCAAAGGAATATTATACTTCATTACCTGTTTGGAAAAATGAAAAAAAAGGATATGCTTATCCTATGAACATATATTTAAGTTTTAATAAAATAAATGACATTATTTCTTCTAATTTAGATGACAAAGGTAATTTAGCTTTATTTGATTTTTTATCTTCTATATGTACTGAAATAAATAAAGCTTTAGGAGGATTAAACAATTTAGAACCTATAATAGATGAAGTCACTAATACTTTAAAAATCATAGATGGAAGTTACTCCCCTAAATTTAACAAACCAGAATATGCTTTAGAATTATTTGGATATAATTCCAACAATCCCGTCCAAGCTAATACAACAGTTTCTAATTTTGTTAGAGATTTTAGTATTAAAACTGAAATTACAAATGACTTCGCTACAATGGCAACAGTCGGTTCAACAGCTGGAGGATATGTTAAAGGAACAGAAAATACAATGTTTTCTAAATGGAATAAAGGTTTAATAGATAGATTCAAACAAGAACTCATCCCAGCTGATAAAAACTCTAGAAAAAAAGAAGGAGAAACACCTGAACCAAACGTAATGTATGTTGAAGAGTTTTGGAATAAAAAATATAGTGCTTTTGGTTTAACAATCCCAATTGATATCCCTAATGATATTTGGACAGGAGACCAACCCTCACTTTTACCAGAAATGATAGACCGTAATATTTCAGTTGTTACAGAATTTTACAAATATTGCCAATCTGAAATCCAAAAGAAAAAAGAAAAATACGCTTCTCCTTCAAATGGATTTGTCCCAATAAGTTTAAATTTAACAATAGATGGCTTATCAGGAATCAAAATATATAATGCTTTAAATGTTGTTACTCGTGTACTTCCTTCAAATTACCCGAATGCGTTAAAATTTATTGTTAAAGGTGTTAACCATAAAATAAGTGATAATGATTGGGAAACAACAATTGAAACTGTAGTTATATCTCAAAATGAAGATAATAAAAAAGAAATCTTATCTTACCAAGAAATATATGATATTGTAAAAAACATTATAGGAAATGGTACAAGAGAATCAGCAGCTCAAAATAATAATTCTCAAAATAACAGTGCTCCCCAAAATAATAATATACCTCGAAATAACTTAAAAAGCAAAAACCCTTCAGGATATGGAGATACAGTAGGTGCTTGTGGTACTCCTGAAAAATATAATATATCTAACATAAAATATAATGATAAAGTAAATCCTATTCAAGCTAAAAAATTATTAGATAGAATACTTAATAAAGTAGTTAAAGACATTGAAGGTGGATCCCATTCTATATGTGCTGCATATGTAAAACGCATAGCTAAAAAATATTTTGAATATTATAACAAACCCGAAGTAAATATCTCAAACATCCCATCCTGGAAACAATCTAGTGTAGGAGTTGGAGGACTCCATGCTAAAAATAAAAGTACTCATGATTGGTTAGTAAATTCTTTTGGATACACTAGAATAATCTTAGGTAAAAATTTAACCCAACCAGAAGCTAAATCACTAATAAATTCAGTGAAATACAATATAGGAGATATCATTTCATATTGGGATCATAGTGATGATACCCAAGGAAAACAAAAATACGGACATATTCAAATGTATGTAGGAGGAGAAGGAAAACAATGGGTATCTGATTTTAGACATAATTCATTTGTTTATTCATCAAAAACAGGGTGTTGGGATGTTATTTATTTACAAGCACCTAATAAAAAAGAACCTAAAATTGTATCTTAATGTATTTCCCAAAGTCCCAAATAAAAACTAATTTATATACTAATGGTGGAAAATATATCCTTTCAACCACACAAGAAGACTATAAAGGATATTATTATGAAACATCCAATGGAACAAGATATACAGGAAAAACTCCCCAAGATGGTCCTAATATACTTCTCATTCTTCCTACAAATGTTACAAATCCAACATTACCTCAATATTCTGACCCTATAATATATGCTTTAGAAGGAGATAAGAATGAAAACTCAAATCTTACCACTTTAGATAATAATGTTTATTTTGATCTAAAAAAACCAAAATTAACTTTTAGATCCCTTCCCCTTCCAAACCCTACCTTACCTACTCAACAAGATCAAAACCTTGGAGTTTTTACAAGATATTTCTGTAAAAAAAACAATGAATTAAAATACATAGAAATAGACAAAACAACCTCAGAAAAATTAACTTCTAAATCAGACGATATCGCTTGGGATCTTTACACCCCTGTTTCAACACTTTGGTATATAAAAGGAGATAAAGAAAAAACATATAAAGCAAATAAAGGATTGATTTCCCTGATTGAACAACAAAAAAGTTGGTATGGATTTACACAATGGTTTAAAGATAAATTTTTAAAATATTATTTGGAGTCCTAAAATATCTTTTGTATCTTTAAAGCATGTATTGGCTAATAGAAGATCAACAAAAAATAGAAACCCTTTGCCGTATCAAACACCCAGTAGCTTATGTTGAAGTAATCCCAACTTCTCATAACTTACATCCTGTTGAAAACGATATATGTGCCGTATATATTCGACCAAAAGATGATTCAAAAGGTTATATTATACCAATAAACCACAGTGAAACAATAAACTCAACAATAGAGGATTGTTTAAAAGTATTAAACAGTATAGAAAATATTTATGTAAGGGATAAAAAGGAATTTTTACATTATTTTTGCCTTAAACATTATTACCAACCCTCACCCTCCCCAAATACGTATATACCTCAATTAACAACAGCTCACACTCATATTTACAACAAATATCCAAACTCAACTAATTTAAACACAATTGTTCCAATTGTAAAACATTATGAGGTATGTGAGCAAAATTTTGCTAATTTTAATAGTATAAGAATAAATCCATTTTACAACAAAGCAGCACTTGTGTTTAATCAATTAGAACGAGCGGGTATAAAAGTAGATCAAACCAAATTTGAACAGTACTATGATAGGGAAGTAAACGAGTTTATATACACGCAATATAACCTAAACACATTAACAACAAGACCATCTAATACATTTAACAACCTAAATTTTTCAGCTTTAAACAAAGATAATGGAGAAAGAGAGTGCTTTATACCACGCAACGATGTTTTTATTGAAATGGATATTTCTGCTTATCACCCTACCCTTCTTGCTAATTTACTACAGTATGATTTCGGTGATAACGATATTCATATGGCTTTTGCTCAAATGTATGGAGTGGACTATGCCAAAGCAAAAGAAATAACATTCAAACAATTGTATGGGGGTATTTGGAAAGAATATAGAGATTTAGAGTTTTTTAAAAAAGTACAGGCATATGTAGATGATTTATGGGACACTTTCAATTATGGAGGATACATTGAGTGTCCTATTTCAAATCATAAATTTATAAAAAGTGAAATAGAGGAAATGAATCCACAAAAACTTTTAAATTACGTACTACAAAACTTGGAGACCGCAAATAATGTTCTTATATTGTGGGATATTTTTAAAATTTTACGAGGGAAAAATACTAAACTCGTGTTATATGTTTACGATTCATTTTTATTTGATGTAGATGAAAATGAAACAGAAGTAATAGAGCAAATTTTAGAAACATTTAAAACTAAACAATTACAAGTTAAAATTAAAACAGGAAATAACTACAACAATTTAAAATAAGTTATGCACACCACTCTCGAAACACCTTCATATATGTATAATCAGTATGACTTTGATGAAGTCTTAGATTTTACATTGATGAACAACAGACTATTTTGCACTTTTACAGCTTTAGATGATCTTGAACTACTAGTTCATGAACTATCTACTAGATATTCTATAATGTATAACAAAATGTTTGTTTTACATGTTAAAAGTAACAATGAATATGTTGTAACATATAATGTAGATCAAGGTAACATAAATAATATTCCTGATAATACAATTCTTGTACATAGAAAAAAAGAATCAAACACTTTATACACTATAAACGCATTAAACGAATTAATTAAAAGATTAAATAGTGGAGTAGTTGATACAAAATACCCAATAAATTGGCAACATTATAAAAATTGTATATTGTTAACTCAACATAATGAGATTAAGCAATTGAATACAAAGATTTTTAAAATAGTTGAACTATAGTTTGGCTATTTAAATAAAGGTTATTATATTAAACGTTGTAAAATTATAAATTAAGTTATATGAATCTAGATGCAATCAAGAAAAAACTTGAATCAATGCAAAAAACCTCAACAGGAGGTTCAAACAATTCAAGCAATGTAAAGCGATTTAAGCCAAGCATTGGAAAACAAACGGTTAGAGTTGTTCCGTTTAAATACAACAAAGAATTTCCATTCACGGAAATGAAATTTTACTACGGTATCGGAAGTAAAAAAGTAATTGCCTCTCCTTTAAACTGGGGTGAAAAAGATCCAATTGCAGAATTTGCAAAACAATTGCGTGGTACAAACGATAAGGAAAATTGGCGTTTAGCTAAAAAATTAGATCCTAAAACTCGTATCTATGCTCCTGTAATTGTACGTGGTGAAGAATCTGAAGGTGTTCAATTGTGGGAATTTGGTAAAGAAATTTACGAGGCATTTTTACAAATGGCAGCTGACGAGGAAGTAGGAGACTTTTCAGACATCATGTCAGGTAGAGATATTAAATTAACTACAGTAGGACCAGAGGCTACAGGTACAAAGTATAATAAAACTACTATTGCACCTTCAATGAAAACCTCTCCATTATCAAGTGATTCTAAATTGGTTGAAAAATTGTTAGAGGAACAAGAAAATCCACTTGATCTATACAAACCACTTCCATTTGATACTATCAAACAAGCACTTCAAGAATGGTTAAATCCTGAAGAAGATGAAGAGGAAACAGTTGCTTCAGTTGAAAAAGAACTAGAAGAAGTTGCCCCCGCAAAATCAAACTACAGTTTATCAACAAAACCAGCTGCTAAAAAATCTAAAGCAGATGCGTTTGATGATTTGTTTGATGACGAGGATGATGATTCTCCATTTTAATTAAAAACAATTTATGGCAAAAAGAAAATCGCTAACAGAGGCGGCGGACAAAGAACTGAAAACCGCCTTTAGCTTAGATAAATTTAAAGCAAATAAAGGTTTAGCGTCCAACGTTAAATTTAAGGAACAAAGATGGATTCCATTTTCACCAGCTTTGCAAGAAGCATTATCCATCCCCGGAATCCCTATGGGTCATAATGCTATGGTTCGAGGTAAAAGTAATACAGGAAAGTCTACTATGACTATTGAAATAGCAGTTAATGCTCAAAAAATGGGAGTATTACCTGTGTTAATTATTACCGAAATGAAACACGATTGGGAACACTGGAAAAAAATGGGTTTCCAAATCGAGGATGTAGTTGATACAGATACAGGTGAAATTGTAGATCAAACTGGTTTCTTTATCTATAGAGATAGAAGTACTCTAAATTCAATTGAAGATATTGCAGAGTTTATTATTGACTTACTGACCGAACAGAAAAAAGGCAATTTACCATATGATTTGTTATTCATTTGGGATTCGGTTGGTTCAATACCATGCCAAATGTCAATTGAGCAAGGCAAAAATAATCCGATGTGGAACGCAGGAGCCATTGCAACTCAATTCGGTAATTTCATTAACCAGCAGATTGTAATGTCTCGTAAGGAAAGTTCAAAATACACGAATACCTTGTTTATTGTAAACAAAGTAGGTGTTGCCCCGGCTTTAACTCCAATGTCACAACCTAGAATGACAAACAAAGGTGGAGATACATTTTACTATGATGTTTCTTTATGTTTAACATTTGGTAATGTTACAAATGCAGGTACATCTAAAATCAATGCTGTAAAAGATAAGAAAAAAGTTGAATTTGCGTTGCGTACTAAAATCGCATGTGATAAAAACCATATCAACGGTATTACAACAATGGGAACTATTATATCTACAGTACATGGGTTTATTAAAGATGACCCAAATGCGGTTAAAAAATATAAAGATACACATTCGCATGAATGGGCTGATATTTTAGGACAAGGTAATTATGCAGTACAAGAAGATAATAGTGAATGGGACGAAAAAGCAGTAACTGCTGATTTATTTGAAAACGAAGATTAATACATGAAAAAAGACCTCTTAAACCTCCTAAATAACATACAAGAACAAGGAGAAGAATTGCCAACATCTGAAAGATACCTTTTAATAGATGGACTGAATTTATTTTTTAGAAATTTTAGTGCTATAAACGCTGTAAATTCAAACGGAGTCCATATAGGAGGTTTAGGGGGATTTTTTCGATCTTTAGGTGCTTTAATCCGTACAATACAACCAACCCAAGTTTATGTTGTATTTGATGGACCTGGCTCCTCAAACAACAGGAAAAACATAATCCCAGAATATAAATCTGCTAGAAATGTAACTCGAGTTACAAAACATGAATTGTTTGATAATTTAGAAGAAGAAGATGATTCTAAAATCAACCAGATTATCCGAATCATACAGTATCTACAAACATTACCTGTTAAAACAGTATCATTAAGTAGAGTAGAAGCAGATGACATTATAGCATATTTAAGCTCCACACTACCTACAAAACCAGAAGATAGAGTATTTATAGTATCAAGTGACAAAGATTACCTACAATTAGTTACTGAAAAAGTAATTGTGTATCGCCCAATTGAAAAAGAATACTATACAACAGATACAGTAAAAGAAAAATTTAATGTAAACCCACATAATTTTCTTTTATATAAACTACTAATGGGTGATAATTCAGATGGAATTACAGGAATAAAAGGGTTAGGTGCTAAAAAACTATTCAAATTATTCCCTGAACTTGCAACCCAAGATATATCGTTTGATGATTTACTAGACATTGCTGAAGCTAAACTAAAAGAACATGTTGTATATGCAAGAGTATTACATGACATAGAAGACCTAGAAAATAAATACAGAGTAATGGATTTATCCAACCCAATGATGTCAGATAAAGACAAAGAGCATATAGATGAATTTGTAAAAAATACCCAATTAGAATTTCATCCGAATGAATTTGTTCAAATGTGTGAGGAAGATCAAATTGGAAATTTAATTAGAAATACAGATTTTTGGGTTCGTGATATTTTTAAAGGGTTTTTGGGGAATAAATAATATTTATATTAAAATGTCGTCCTATAAAACACTACTTATACCTATTCTTAATGAAATTCTTGTAAAAGAAATTGGAGAAGCAAATATCCAACCATTAGAATGGACTAGAGTATCCCCTTTTAAATATAAATTTTGGGTGGATATAAATGATTATACTGAAATAGTAACAGTTGAGTTTGAACATATTAAAGATGATATAAGCAAGCAATTTTACTTTCCCCCAAAATATAGAAATTTAGATAAAGTATTTAATGTTGGATATGTTGTGTCTGGTTCTGAAGTGCAATTTGCTAAAACCGATTTAAAGACTTTACTTACTATTCTATCCACAATAGTAGACATTATAAAATACTTCATTAAAAATCATTCATTTATAGATGGTTTATATATTAGAGGAACAGAAAAAGAATTAGGTAGTGGAGACACCAGTAAAAAATCAAACTTATACAAAGCATTTATCCAAAAACAACTACAAAACATCCCAGAATTTAGTTCTGACTCTTATAAAGAAGGTTTTATTTTAGTAAAAAAGAAATAAAATCCATTGGAAAAACAATAAAAAGTTATTATATTTAAATAAAAGTTATAAAATATGACACTCGCCAATATAGACGAATACGGCCCGTCCTTTCAAATGAAAGTTATTTCATCGCTACTCACACACAAAGAATTTTTACAAAACATAAACGATGTATTAAGTGATGAATATTTCTCAAACCCAGCACATAAATGGGTTATAAATGAAATTTTAAAGTATTACGACAAATACCATACAACTATTTCAATGGATATCTTAAAGGTTGAAATGAAAAAGTTGGAAAATGAAGTACTTAAAGTTTCTGTAAAGGAACAATTACGTGAAGCTTATAAAGCAGATATAGATGATTTAGCTTATGTACAAGAAGAATTTTCTACATTTTGTAAAAACCAACAACTTAAAAAAGCACTATTAAACAGTGTTGATTTACTTAAAGCAGGCGATTATGATTCAATTAAATATATGATTGAATCAGCTATGAAAGCAGGTCAAGACAAGAATATTGGACATGAATATAAACGAGATGTTGAATCACGTTATAGAGAAGATCATAGAAAAATTGTTCCTACACCTTGGGTTGAAATAAATGAATTGATTCAAGGTGGTTTAGGTAATGGAGATTTAGGTTTAATATTTGGTAATCCTGGAGGAGGTAAATCATGGACATTAGTTGCTTTAGGTGGTTTTGCTGTTCAAATGGGTTACAATGTTATACATTATACTTTAGAATTAAGTGAAGCTTATACCGGAAGAAGATATGATGCTTTCTTTACAGGCACACCAGTTGACCAGTTAGAAAAACATAAAGGAGATGTTGAAAAATCAACCTCAAACCTACCAGGAGAGTTAATTATCCGTGAATTTCCTATGGGGAAAACAACAATTTCATCCATAGAATCACATATTCAAAAAGTAAAAGATCTAGGAATTGAACCGGATTTAATCATAATAGATTACATTGATCTTCTTTCCTCAAAACGAAAAAGAGGCGACCGTAAAGAAGAGATAGATGATATTTATACGAGCACAAAGGGATTAGCACGCGAATTAAACATACCAATCTGGTCAGTTTCGCAAGTAAATCGCGCAGGTGCAAAAGATGATGTTATTGAAGGTGATAAAGCCGCGGGAAGTTATGATAAAATGATGATAACTGACCTTTCAATATCGTTATCTAGAAAGAAAGAAGATAAAGTTAACGGAACAGGAAGACTTCATATTATGAAAAATCGTTATGGAATGGATGGACTTACTTTTCAAGTTGAAGTTGATACTTCAAATGGCCAAATTGCAATTGGAGACCATTATGATGAGGAAGCAGATTCTCCAAAGAAAATGAAAAACGAAGATTTTGAAGAACTAGATAGACAAATGTTAGCACATAAATTTTTTGAACTAAACACATAAAACTTGCACATTGGCTAGCGACTTTAATATATTTTTACCATATTTATAATAAAATAATATTATGAAATCGTGTATAAAATGTAAAAACATGTTTGAAGTTAATTCAAATAACTTTCACAAAAGAAAACTATCCAAAGATGGATTTGAAAGTATGTGTAAAAGTTGCAAAAAAGAGTATGATAGACAATATAAAACAATAAATAAAGAAAAAGTTTACACTCAATGTAGAGAATGGAACAAATCAAACAAAGAAAAACTAATAGAAGCAACCCAAAACTGGGCCAAAAATAACCCAGAACGACATAAAGAAATTAAAAAAAATTCATTTAGAAAATTTATATCAAACCCAGAAAATAAAAATAAAAGAAGGGAATATGATAGGAAATATGTTAAACAAAAAAGACAAAACAATATAGAATACAAAATAAAAGATTCGATAGGAAGTATGATAAACTATCATTTAAAAGAAAGAAAAAATAATTCTACCATTGAATATTTAGGTTGTTCTATTGAAGAATATATTGTATATTTAGAAAATATGTTTTTACAAGAAATGGATTGGAAAAATTATGGAGTTGTTTGGGAAATAGATCATAAAACACCACTTTCAACCTTTGATTTAACCCAAGAAAAAAACATATATGAAGCATTTAACTATCAAAACACACAACCTTTGTTTAAAACAACAGAAATAGCAGAAAGTTTTGGATATGTAGATCAAATAGGAAACAGAAATAAAAGTAATAAATTAATATAACAAAATATGGCAATAACTGAACTTCGTCCACATTATAAACCATTTGAATACCAAACAGCCTTTGAGTTCTTTAAAGACCAACATAGGGGGCACTGGCTTGCTGATGAGGTACCATTATCCTCAGATTTAAATGATTGGAAATTGAAACTTACCGAAAGTGAAAAAAACTTAATTGGTAATATTTTAAAATCATTTGCACAAACAGAAACGTATGTAAACGATTATTGGTCAACAAAAGTGGTTGATTGGTTTCCAAAACACGAAATCAAAGCTATGGCGTGTGCATTTGCTGATTTTGAATCAATTCATGCTGAAGCGTACGCTCGTTTAAATGAAGAACTTGGTTTAGATGATTTTGAGGCGTTTATGGAAGACGAGGAGGCAAAAGCTAAAATTGATCGTTTAGTTGAATTACCTGGAGATACATTACATGAAAAGGCACTTTCATTAGCTATATTCTCAGCATTTACAGAAGGTGTAAATTTATTTTCTTCATTTGCTGTATTGATGTCTTTTCAATTACGTAATTTGATGAAGGGAACCGCTCAAGTAGTAGAATGGAGTGTTAGGGACGAATCTTTACATTCAAAAGCAGGATGTTGGTTATTTAGGACCTTACTAGAAGAATACCCTGAACTAGATACCCCTGAATTAACCCAAGCAATATATGAAGCATGTGATCTTTCAGTTAAACTTGAGTTTGATTTTATAGACAAAGCCTTTGAAATGGGTGATATTGAGGGACTTTCAGTGGAACAGTTGAAAAACTTTATAAAAGAACGAGCGAATCAAAAAATAACTGAATTAGGTTATAGTCCAATTTACAATGATATTGATCCTAACCTTTTAAAACAAATGGAATGGTTCGGACATTTAACAAGTGGTAAAAGTCATTCCGACTTCTTTAGCACTAGAGTAACAGATTATTCAAAATCCACAGCAGATTGGTCAGACCTATGAAACTAGATGATTTAAAAAAAATAGTTAAAGAGGAACTTCAAAAACATTTTGAAAGTCATCCATATTCTCTTGAAGATGAAATGATAATAACAAATGAAGTTATGCTTGGAGAACTTCTTAATCCTGATAATTCATACCCATATATTAATAAAGGTAAAGGGATACGGGGATATAAGGACATGAACGATGTTGAATTTATAGTAAGATTAACCTATCAACCAACATCTCCCCCATACCTAGAATTTAAAACAGGATGGTTTGATGAAAATGGAAAAATTACATATGAACCATCAATACCCCCAGTTTCACCAAATTCATCAGCTATTGATTGGGATAAACGTTCGGATACAGTAGCTAAAATTTATAGAGATGAAATCTTACCATTTTTTAAACAACAAACATTAACAAATTTTATGGTAATAAAACCTATATCTTCTAGCAGAATGAAATTTGCTGAACGTTTAGTTAAAAAATTTACCCCAGATGAATTTAAAACAGAATTTAAAGATAAAGAAATACAAATAATAAAATGAGCATACAAGTAGATACAACAAACTGGGTTAAGGGAAAGCATTTTCCACCATTCATGAACGAGATTTCATTATCAATGATTTCAAAAGGGTATTTGTTACCTGATGAAGATGTTTTTGGAGCATTTAAACGCGTTTCAAGGGCAGCTGCTAAACGTTTAAAACGTAAAGATTTACAACCATATTTTTATGAAGCAATGACCAAAAACTGGTTATGTTTAGCTTCTCCTGTTCTCTCAAATATGGGAACTGAACGTGGAATGCCCATTTCATGTTTTGGAATCGATACAGATGACTCAATTGAAGGAATTGCTTTAGCTAATTCAGAATTGATGCGCTTATCATCTCAAGGTGGAGGAGTAGGAATTGGTGTATCTCGAATTAGAGGAAGAGGTAAAACAATTTCAGGTAATGGAGTATCAGAAGGTGTAGTTCCGTGGATTAAAATATATGATTCAACTATTTTAGCTACAAACCAAGGTTCAGTTAGGCGTGGAGCAGCATCAGTTAACTTAAATGTTAACCACCCAGATATTGAAGAATTTTTAATGATTCGACGTCCAAAAGGTGATGTTAATAGACAATGTTTAAATATGCATCAATGTGTAGTAATTGATGACGAGTTTATGAATAAAGTTGAAAATCGTGACCCTAAAGCACTTAAACTATGGGGTGAAATTTTAAAAACACGTTTAGAAACAGGTGAACCTTATATCATGTTTGAGGATAATGTAAATAATGCAAATCCTGAGGCATATAAAAAGAACAATTTACATGTTTCAATGACAAATATTTGTTCTGAAATCTCACTTTACACAGATGAATTGCACTCCTTTATTTGTTGTTTATCCTCTCTTAATTTAGCAAGATGGGAAGAATGGAAAGAATACAAATTTGAAAATGGAATGGACCTTCCAGAATTAACATGTTGGTTTTTAGAAGGTGTATTACAAGAATTCATTGATAGAGCAAAAAATATTCGTTTCATGGAAAACACATACCGTTCAGCGTCTAAAGGTAGAGCAATCGGTATTGGTGTTTTAGGATGGCATACGTTTTTACAAGAAAAAGGTTTACCATTTGCTGGCTTACAGGCAAATGCTTATACAAGAATGATGTTTGAATTTATTGAAAAAGGAGCATTAAAAGCATCTCGTGATCAAGCAATAGAATATGGAGAACCAGAATGGTGTAAAGGTACAGGTTTAAGACATACCCACCATTTAGCAATTGCTCCAACAGTATCAAACGCTCATATTTCAGGTGGTGTTTCTCCCTCAATTGAGCCAATTCCCGCAAACGTATTTAACTTAAAAACAGCTAAAGGCACATTTATTAAACGTAACCCAACTTTAGAAAAATTACTTGAATCTAAAGGATATAACATTGATAGCGTTTGGGAACAAATTGCAAAAGATAAAGGTTCGGTTTTGGGGTTACCTGATTATATTTTAACTGATGAGGAAAAAGAAATATTCTTAACATTCAAAGAAATTAACCCATACGAGATAGTTAGACAAAATGCAATACGTCAAAAATATGTTGACCAAGCAATTTCATTGAATTTAACATTTGATCCATCTGATTCACCAAAATATATAAGCGATGTACATAAACTAGCTTGGAGGGAAGGTATTAAAACATTATACTACATGCGCTCAGAATCTATTTTGAGGGGAGATACAATTTCAAGAGATGAAAGTAGCTGTGTTGCTTGTGAAGGATAGTAATATGTATAACAAAATAAAATTTTAAAGTTATGGGAATTTCAAAACACATAACAAAAATGAAAAAAAATTACTACACTCCAACCCCAAAAAAATGGAGAAAACTTGGAGATACCCTACTTGCCGTTAGTACAACCATAACAGGATACGCCGTATACGAGGATATAAAATGGGTTGCCTTAACAGCTTTAATTACAGGTGTAATAGGTAAGTTTTTAACAAATTTTTTCACAGAAGAATAATTTATAAACAATATATTTATGTTAACAACACAACAAACAATCAAAAAATACGGTACCCCAACAGAAACTGGAGCAGCTTATCTTGTTACTGTTGATTTGCCTTACCCAATGAGATTAGCTTGGGATTTAGATACAACCGTTACTAGACTAAGATGTCATAAACTTGTAGCTGATAAATTTGAAGCTGTATTCAAGGATATTTTAGCTCATTATGGTTTACCCAAAATTAAAGAACTTGGAATTGACCTATTTGGAGGTTGTTTCAACTTTAGAAAAATGAGAGGCGGTTCAGCATGGAGCAAACACTCTTGGGGAATTGCAATCGATTTAGACCCAGCCAGAAATACACTCAAAGAAACATCCAGAACAGCCAGATTTGCTAGACCAGAATATAAACCAATGATTGATGCTTTTTACAAACATGGTTTTATTTCTTTAGGTGTAGAAAAAAACTATGATTGGATGCATTTTGAGATTAAAGAGTAATAAATTTTTTAAAATGTTTTGGCCCCTTAAGGGGCCTTTTTACATTTCGGAATATGAAACAAAATTATTTACCTTGGTTTTTACTGTTTTGTGCAGTAGGACTTTCAACAACAGCAGCCTACTATAGTGTAGTAGGTTTATCTATAGTGTTTATAGGCGCAGCAATGCCTGTTATAGTAATGGGTTCATTTTTAGAGATATCTAAAATTGCAATTGCCACTTATCTTCATAATGCTTGGAAAAAAACATATACACTTTTAAAAGTATATTTAACTATAGCATTAGTGGTTTTATCTGTTATTACCTCTATTGGAATTTATGGTTTATTAAGTACTGGATTTCAACAAAATATTGCTAAACTTGAAATTAGTGGAAAGCAAATCAAAAATATTGAAGTTAAAAAACAGAGATTTGAGGATATTAAATTGGATCTTGAACAAGAAAAAACCAATTTAGACAAAGATATATCCCAGTTACGAAATGCTCTTTCAACAAATACTACAACCCAATCAGTAGACCGTAAAACAGGCCAAGTGGTAACAAAAGCAAATAATGCAAATCGTAAATCATTTGAAACCCAACTCACCTCAGCACAATCTAATAAAGATAAAATATCTACCAAAATAGATGCTTTAAATGACTCGATTACAAACTTGGATTTGAAAATATTGGATATGGAATCTACAGCTACTGAATCAAATGAACTTGGAGCTGTACAATATGTGAGTAAAATTACGGGTGCAAGTTTACAAACTGTAGCAAATTGGTTTATATTTTTGTTAATTTTTGTGTTTGATCCATTAGCCATAACCTTGGTGATAGCAACAAACCAAGCGTTTGAGCAAAAAAAAACTAAATTAAACATTTATGGTGAACCTAAAACACACTGGCAAAATGAAGCTGATAGGGTTTGGGGAAAAGTTGCTGAATTAAAAGACAAAGGTGTATTCACTGAAGTAACTGAAGAGGAAAAATTAGATGAACCATCTGCTTTAGCAAATTCCCAATATAGAAACGAATACTTAACAGAGGATGAAAAATTAAGAATCCAAAAAGAAATTGAGATAGTAAAAAATTCTAACACATCCAGTAAAAAGAAAGGAGCAACCCTTCAAAATCTCCAAAAACAATTAAACAATATAGATAATCAAATAACTTACTAATACGTATAATAAAATTTAAAAATGGCAACACCAAACCCAAACATCATCTACCGTTCAGGCTCAGTCGGACCCTTAACATTTGATCAATTAGATGGTAACTTTGCTTACCTTTCCCAATCAATTGCTAATATTTCTACCCCAGTATCAACTTCATATGCATCAACTGCTTCATATGTAGAAAATGCTCAAACTGCTTCATATTTTCAAGAAACAGACCCTGTATTTACAGCGGTATCTGGTACATTTGTTTCAACATCTTCATTTGATTCATTTACATCTTCATACTCTTCAGATAGTGCTTCATTTGATACTCGTATTACTGATTTAGAATCATTTAGTTCTTCACTCGATGCAACTTTTGCAACAGAAGCAGAATTGAACTCAGCAACTTCTTCTTTAAGTTCATCATTTGCTGGTGAAATTGATGGACTAGCTTCAGCGGATGAACAAACAATTGAACTTGATACTCTAAATAATGTAATTCGTTTAAAAGAAACGGTAGCTGCCCCTATTTCTGGGACACGCACGTTTGAAGGAAATGTTACAATAACAGGTTCTTTAAATGTTTTAGATCCTATAACAGGAAGTTTAATACAAGTAACAAATGTTCAAGGAACCGGATCTCTTTACTTAAAACCTGATGGAAGTGATATAGCAGAAAGGCAATTTGAAATTTACAATACCGCTCCATCAGACATACATTTTAAAGGTAGTGCCACACATAGTTTCTTTGGTGATGATACTAATTATCTTAAAATAGATGATAGTGCAGCAACAGTTACTATTGGTTCAACAAATGGATTATTTATTGATTCTGATACTACTATTAATAGCATTCTTCAATTACAACTAAGAACTACTAACCCACCAACATCATCAGAAGGAATGATTATGGCTTCAGGTTCAGCAGGATCTAGTGTATTGTATTACTATAATGGTACTAGCTGGAATGCTTTATTCTAAGATATAATTTTTTATTAAAAAAACTAGGCTCCTCAAAGGAGCCTTTTTATATTTACGGTAAAATAAAGGTTATGTTATTCAAAACGTCTGATCCACAAACAGTAGCAAAAGAAATCTCAAAACTACAATCTCTCAACTACAACCAATTTAGATGGTGGAGACGTTTTGATACTAAAGTAAAACCACTTCCAAAAAGTGCTACATTCCTTCAACGTATCCAAAACGGTGAATTTGAATTTTCCCACTACTACTGGCAATGGAAATTATCCGAGCTAGAACTTAATGAACTTTACAAAAAATACAATGGTGATGTTCAAAAACTACTTGAAAATAATTCAGTTGATTTAGCTCGTAGAAAACGTTTAATAGAGGATTTCGAAAAAGACGAGAATGCTAGATTGGATGCTCTTTTAAAAGGTTTTTTAAGGGAATTTGATATGACAAAAGAGGATTATTATCTTCATCTTGAAAATTTTGATGGTACAACAGAGGAATTTTATATGTACTGTTTAAAAACATTTGATAGAACAGGTAAACAACCTGAAAGACGTGGTAGACCCAAAAAACAAATATATGACAATTAAAGAATTGATTGAAAAACTAAGTGAATTAGATCCTGAATTACATGTTTTTGTACCTGGATATGAAGGAGGATACCATTATGTATCCCTTTCAGAACCAGATAAATTTTGTTTAAATGTGAACACCGAATGGTACTATGGACCACATGATAAACCATCTAGTATGGGAAAAGATAAATCAAATTATAAAATAGTAAACGGAATAGTATTATGACAGCAGAACAATTTACATATTGGCTACAAGGATTTATGGAAATCTGTAACCCAGAAATACTTGATGAAAGTCAAACCCAAATCATAAAAGACCATTTAAAATTGATATTTGATAAGCAGACACCAGATAGATCTTTCCCTTCAATACCACCCGGAGAAGGATTTAGAATCACCCCATACCAAATTACGTGTGATGACAATAATAATTTTCCAGATCTAATGACTACTCCATTATGTAGTGGAACTACAATAACAACAACACCACTTGATCCTGATATTCAAAAGGCAATGAATGATTTTGCTAAAGAAGCTAAAAAAGAAATAAAAAGGAGTAGAGTTAACGAATTAAAATGTTAATTGTGAATTACTTAGATAAACAATACCAGGAACTTCTATTTGACATCATTGAAAATGGCGTTGATAAAGATACTAGAAATGGAAAAACACGTTCTGTGTTTGGTAAACAAATCAGACATAAAATGTCAGATGGATTTCCACTTTTAACCACAAAAAAATTACATTTTAAATCGATTGTAACAGAATTGTTGTGGTTTTTACGTGGTGATACAAACATTAGATATCTAGTTGATAATGGGAATACTATATGGGTAGGAGATGCTTACAAAGCATACACAGACAAATTTGTAGGGTATGATGATGTTCCTAGTAAGGAATGGTTTATTGAGGAAATAAAACGTAACCCTGAATTTGCTCAAAAATTTGGGAATTTAGGTCCTATCTATGGTAAACAATGGAGAAAATGGAAAACATTTAGAACCACAAGCTATACTAACCCATCCAAACCAACAGATAGTGTTGAATATATAGACCAAATCGCAAATCTAATTAACGACCTTAAAACAAACCCAGACTCGAGACGGTTAATGGTTAATGCTTGGAATGTAGGTGAGATAGACCAAATGGTTCTTCCACCTTGTCATTATGGATTTCAAGTTTATACAAGAGAATTGAGTTTGGAAGAAAGGAGAAAATTAGCAAATCACGATTCGCAATTTATCTCACCAATCACAGTAGAATCTTGGGATAGAGCTAATATTCCAACCAGAGCAATCTCCCTAATGTGGAATCAACGTTCAGTAGATACATTCTTAGGTTTACCATTTAACATCGCTTCTTATGGATTGTTATTGGAAATAATTGCTAAACTAGTTAATATGGTTCCTGATGAATTGATTGGAAACTTAGGTGATACACATTTGTATTTGAATCACATTGAACAAGCAAAAGAACAGATTAGTAGGGAACCATACCCACTACCTAAATTAATTTTAGATGATTGGTATTCTACTCAAGGCGACCTATCAAATACACCAAAAGATATATCTGAGTTTTTAAAGAATATTCATGTATCACATATTAGGATTGATAATTATCAACCACACCCATCAATTAAAGCTCCACTATCAAATTAAAAAAATCCTTGGCTTAGTAAATATTCTTTTGTATATTTCGAGTATAAAAATAAAAGTTATGACAGTTAGAAAAAAAATCAAATCGAAATTTTTAAGTGCCCTCCGTAAAGTAGGAATGTTGTGTAAACAACCAATTGAAACTACAAAATATATTAAAGTTTCAAAAACAGTTTATCCTGATGGTACTGAGATGAAACATCATAGAATAACATCTGTACCTGAAAATAGAAACGACTTTGAATCTCAAGTCCATATCTTCCATGAAATTAAAAATTCAGTTAGTAAATAATCCCCTAAAATAAAAGTTATGAAAGTCACAAAAGAAAAAGTAATGAGTGTAATCAAACCAGCTTTAAATGTTATAGTAATTGTATCACTTGTAGCTACAGCATTCCAATTAGGTAGCTTGTATCAATCATCTAAACAATCAGAGACCAAAATAGAAAACCCATATGCACATGCATTTTCCCCAGAGGAAATTTCAATTGCAGTAAACGAATCAAATGAATTGATTATGATTGAAAGAGCAACTGGAAAATATATTGTATATTCAGATCAGATTGGTCAAACAATTTTTGGAATGTATGCAAACCGTATTCACCAAGAAGTAAATGCTGGTAAATAGTATTAAAATCGGATTAGTGGTGGGAGCATTTGCTACTGCCACTTTTTCCGTTACTGAATCGGATGTTGAAACAACTCAAGAAGTGCGTATTCCGAGCAGTATCGACCAAGGTTCACCACCATGCCTACAAATGTACAAGTACATTAAAGCATACGCAGATACATTTAATATACCTGCAAATTTTGCTTTTGGAATAGCATACGCAGAAACAAGATATAATGGTCCATTTCAATGGAGATACAATCCTGCTCAAACATCTTGTACAGGTGCTGAAGGACCAATGCAAATTTTACTTTCAACGGCACGTTGGGTAAACAAAGATAAAGTATCTAGAGAACAATTGCGAACTGATGTAAAATATAATGTAAAAACTTCAATGAAGTATTTAAAAATGTTATACAAAACATACAAAGATTGGGCTATTGTAGCAGGATACTACAATACAGGTTATCCTAGAGTAAACGATTATGCTAGAAAAGTAGTAAATTTTAAAATAGATTGGAAATGAAAAGAGTAATTTGTATAAATGACAAGAATTTACCTTCAGGTGCGGTTTTACAAGAGGGACAGGAATATAGAGTAGAACAAGAATACGTAAACAATTTTGAACAACGTGTTTACATTTTATATGGTATAATTAATGAAGGAACTACCCCAATGGGTTTACGTTGGATTGGATATGATGCAGCTCGCTTTGCAGACCCAGAAACAGCTCAACAAGTGTTAGAAGAACAAAAATATGAATATGCGTAAAGTAAAATTATCACATGAGGTACCATTTTGCCTCTTAGAAAAAAGTAGAGAATTCAACGACTACGATTACTGCTTACCCCATTTAATGGATGAAAACGAAGAATATCGTAATTTCTTCTACAAGTCAAAGGAAATGAGCCGATATATTGTAATGGACAATTCCCTCCATGAACTTGGAGAAGCATACAATACAGAACGTTTAATGTATTGGGTAAATGAAATTAAACCAAATGAGTTTATTGTACCGGATGTTTGGGAAGACTATACAGCATCTGTTAGAAACGCAAAACAATGGTCAACTGTTGAATTACCTGAAGGTGTTACAAAAGTAGCTGTAGTTCAAGCAAAATCATTACATGAAGCGTATTTATGTGTTCAATCTTACAAAGATTTTGGATACAAGAAAATAGCATTTTCATACGGTGCACAATACTACCATGATTTAGCCCCACATCCTGATAAAGATTTTGGAAAAGCAGTTGGACGTTTTATGGCACTTTCACAAATGTATGATGATAAACTTTTATCCCCATCAGATAGAGTACATTTACTTGGAACTGCTTCACCTATTGAATTTGGTTTATACAAAAATATTAAATGTATAGAATCAATTGATACTTCAAATCCAATTATGGCGGGAATTGAAAAAAGAATGTACTCTAGTTTAGGTATATCTCCTAAACCAGTAGCTAATATGAACAAATATCAAGATGTAAGTGAAGATTTTATCGAACCTGAACTTATAGAATATAATGTTCGAAAATTTCGTGAAATAAATGGACTCTAATTTGGAGTCCATATCTAATTTTATTATATTTAACCCAAATAAAAAAGTTATGGAATATTTAAGTTTATATGATTACCTAGGAAAACCAGCAGGGCCAGGATTAGGTAAAGAAGTTTATGAAACCGCTAGAACTCAAGGAATTAAAGCTCAATCTCGAGAAATTTCAAACCCCAAATTTACAGGAAAAGTACTTTTGTATCCTAAAAATTTTCTTGATTTTTATTTCAGAGAACCATATCCAATTCATATGGACGATTTACCTAAAGGACATGATTGGACAGGAAATATTGATGATGACGATTTACCGTTTTAGTTATGGCAAAAGAGACATTTGAAGAATATAGAAAACTCTGGAAATTAGAGTGGTATGACCATTGGAGACTCTTGGATATTGATTTTGAAGCTTATATGTTGATGAGAGGATTACCAAAAGAAGAATTTGATAGATTAAACAAAGAAGAACAATAATATGAAACATGTAGTAATATCCCTATCTGGAGGAATGGATTCCAGTACATTGTTGCTTCGTTGCTTGAAAGAGTACGATACAGTAACAGCAATTTCATTTGATTATGGACAAAAACATCGAGTTGAGCTTGAACGCGCTCAATCATTGGTAGATTATTTAAATGGGTGTTCTGAAAAAACGATACAAGATGATTTTGCCACTATTACTGTAATAGGAGAAAATTTTACCCCTATTAACTACCGCCAAATCCAATTAAATGGATTATCTGATTTACTTAACTCAGCACTTGTAACAGGTGGAGATGAAGTACCTGAAGGACACTATGCTGAAGAAAATCAACGTCAAACCGTAGTCCCAAATCGTAACAAAATATTTGCTTCAATCGTACAAGCAGTTGCACTTTCGGTAGCAAATAGAACTGGGGAAAATTGTGATATTGCGTTAGGTATTCACGCTGGAGATTTTGGAGTTTATCCTGATTGTAGACAAGAATTTAGGGATGCAGACGATCAAGCATTCCGTTTAGGAAATTGGGACGCAGAAATGGTTGGTTACTTTACACCATACCTTTATGGAGATAAATTCACCATCCTTCAAGATGGAGAAGTGTTATGTAAAGAGTTAGGTTTGGAATTTGACGAAGTATATAAAAGAACTAACACCTCATATAAACCATACCCTTCAGGTAACTCAGATTATAAATCAGCTTCAAGTGTAGAAAGAGTAGAAGCGTTTATCAAGTTGGGAAGAAAAGATCCTGTAATATATGAAGATGAAACAGGTCCTGTAACTTGGGAACACGTAGTAAACGAAGTAACAAAGGTATTAGAAACACATAATGGCTAATTGGGATAAACTAAACAAAGAATTAGATTCAGCTTTAGATTCAATGACCCCAGAGGATTGGAATGAATGGAAAAATAAAACACAAAAAAATAGTATATTAAATTGGGATTTGCATCAAAAACTTATGAATAAAAGAAATGAAATTATAGTTTGTGTTGGAATAGGATTAAACATGTTCTTTCCAGAATACATTACAATTGGATCCTTACCTGAAGTTAAAAAGGAATTAGTTGAATCTATTAAAAAAATTAAAAAAAATGGCAAAATTTAACTCAACAAAATTATTTGATGGATACTCAACATGTTTTCGTCAATGGAAAGCAGACGGAACTCATTGCAAATTCTTACACGGATACGCAGTATCATTTAGAGTATGGTTTGAAGGTGAACTAGATCATAGAAATTGGGTATGGGATTTTGGTGGTATGAAACGTGCAAAAACATCAATTTCTGGTATGTCTCCAAAAGATTATTTTACATTTTTGCTAGATCATACTACAATTGTAGCAGAGGATGATCCGTATTTAGAGCATTTCAAACAAATGGATGAAGACGGTATAATCCAATTACGTATTTTACCTGCAACAGGATGTGAACGATTTGCAGAATACCTTTATAAAACAATAAATGATTTTTTACGAGAAGAAACCAACAGTAGAGTTAGAGCTACCAAAGTAGAAGTTTATGAACATGAAAGAAACTCAGCAAGTTATGGAGAATAGTTACTATACCGTTACAACCACTTTTGGTGATATTAAATTTAATTATATTTTAACAAAATGAAAAAAATACTTTACTTTAGCGCAGCATGGTGTGGCCCATGTAAAAATTTTAAACCAATTATGGAACAAGTAAGCCGTGAATTGCCTGTACAATTTATTGATGTAGATGCAAATCCTGATTTAGTTGCAGAATACGGTATACGAAATGTTCCTACAATTGTAGTAACTAGAGATAATAGAGCGGTAGCAAAACAAGCCGGAGTTTTAACAGAGTCACAAATAAAAGGTTTATGGAACCAAAATTAAAAATATGAGCAAAATAGAAAAAACCCAATTACTTATCTCCAGTGATTTTTATAGTGTACAAGGAGAAGGATTTTCTACAGGTGTACCTTCGTACTTTGTACGTTTAGGGAACTGTAATTTAACTTGTGGGATGTCCCGCTTATTCACCAATAAACTGATGAAGGAAAAAAACCTAGAAAATGGTGAAATATTTGAGGGGGATTTACAAGTTGAAGGAAAAGCAACTTGGACATGTGATAGTACATCTCAATGGTTGTTTAGAGGAGAAAACAAAGATTTCCAATACTTAATTGATAGATGGAAAGAACAAGGAATATACGAAGATATTAAGAATAGATTAATTCATATTATTTGGACTGGTGGTGAACCTACAATTAAAGGGCACCAAGAAGCTATTGTTAACTTTCACAAATACTGGAAATCAATAGACTTATCTGTTGATCTAACCACCGCATATTATGAAATAGAAACTAATGGTACAATTTATATTGAAGATGCTTTATTTAAAGATCTTGACCAAATTAATTGTTCCCCTAAATTATCCAATTCAGGTATGACAGAAAAACAACGAATTGTACCTGTTGCTATTGAACGTATTATGGAACATAGAAACTATCAATTCAAATTCGTTATTTCAAACGAAAATGACATTGAAGAAATGTTTAGGGATTTTATCGAACCATTCAATATCCCACTTCAAAGAGTATGTTGTATGCCTGGTTTAGATAGTCAAGATGATTTTCATGAAAGAACTCAATGGGTGCTTGAAATGGCCAAAAAATATAAATTTGTAGGTTTAACCCGCTTACATATATCAGCTTGGGATAAAACATTAGATGTTTAAAAATATGGAAAAGTTTTATGTTACGTGGGATGAAATAGAAGAATTAGTTGAACTTTTATGCTCCCAAATAATTAAATCAGGAATTCAAATTGAATATATTTATGGTTTACAAAGAGGAGGACTTATCCCTGCTGTTTTACTTTCACATAAACTAGGTATTCCTATGACTCAAAATCCAAATTCACCTAATCTTTTGGTAGTAGATGATATTTGTGATAGTGGAGAAACATTTCATGAGTTTTTTCTCGAATACCCAAAAACTAAATTTGCCTGCCTACATTTTAAACCCCATACCTCCCATTTTAATCCAGAATTCTCAGCAAATAAATTTTTCTCAGATGCTTGGATAAATTACCCTTGGGAAAAAGTAGATGCAAAAACAATTCAAGATTACAAACTTTAATTTGGATATTTAAAATATCCTTTGTACATTTATATAAAATAATTAGTTATATGTCTGAAAATACAAGAAAAAAACAACACACAGATTTAGAATGTGTACAAATAGGTTTTGCAAACGGAGTTGCACCTGGTTTTCCACTTACCGAACAAGAAAAATGGGACATGGTAGAAAAAGCAGAAAAAGCTTACGGTGAATTTTTAACAGCATTGGGTGTGGATTGGAAAAACGATCCAAACTCCGCAGATACTCCACGCCGTGTAGCAAAAGCATATGTGTTTGATTTATTTGCTGGGAGATATACAGCAATGTCCGATATTACTTCATTCCCAAGCGACGGATACGATGGTATTGTAATTGAAAGAAACATTCCAGTTACCTCAATATGTTCACATCACCACCAAACAATTGGAGGAGTTGTACATATTGGATATGTTGTAGGAAATGAAGGTAGAGTAATTGGTTTATCTAAATTGAACCGTATAGTTGAATTATTCGGTCGTAGAGGAGCAATTCAAGAGCAATTAACATCTGCAATTCATAATGCTGTAAACAAAATTTGCGAACTTAACCGCGGAGTAATAGTTACAGTAGTAGCAACACATAATTGTGTATCTTGTAGAGGTGTTAAACATCAAGGCGCCTCAATGGTTACAACCAAAGCATCAGGTGTGTTTTTAGAAAACGATAATCAAGCACGTAAAGAATTTTTTGATTCAATTAAAATAAACAATGGAGGACACCAAATTTAAAAATTATGACAAAATCACAATTACTTTATAGAGCTTTAGAAGCAAAGTACGAAGCTCAAATTGCAGAAGCAAAAGCAACACTAGCAATTTATTTTGAAAGTTCAGTTGGAATTGGAGAACATCCACAACATTTAGAAGAAATGGATAAATTTGTAACCCAATTAACAGACGCTCAAGATAAACTTGAAGTTTTAAACACAGTCCATTCAAACATCTCAAATGAATTTAACCCATTTTAATAAGTTATGACTCCACTAGAACAAAAACAAGATGAGTTAATTAATTTATTGCGAAACCAAGTTATAGACCTATCAATGATGTCTAAAATTGAACTTGGAGATGACGTAATTCAAGAATGGACTCGATTAAAAGAAGAAATTGAAGAAGCAAAATCCCAATCTACTTATGTACCATTTGTATCCGAAGTTGAAGAATTCAATGCAGTTATGGGAAAACCCAATAATTATAATCCGGTCATTCCCGCTGAGAAGGAGTGGATGTTTGTCTATAATTTCATTTTGGAAGAACTCGAGGAATATAAGCATGCGTGTGAAACAGGGGACATTGTTGAAGTTCTTGATGCTTTGTGTGACATTACGTATGTCTCGCTTGGCAATGGTGCTATGCTACACGGTCTTAAGGATAAAATATGGCCCGCGTATCAAGAAGTACAAGCATCGAATCTTAGCAAGGCTTGCTCAAGTGAGGAAGAGGCACAAGAAACCGTTAGAGTACGTTCCCAAGAGCAAAAGGAACCATGTCACTATGAAAAGGTTGGAAACTATTATATTGTCTATAGAACATCTGATAGAAAAGTAATGAAAAATATTAACTATTTTAGACCCGATTTAAGTAAATTTTTTAAACAATAACATATGAAAACACCAGAACAAATCATCAGCGAAATTAAAACTTTTATTTCTACTTCAAGGCCATTTAGATTTTCAGGCCCAGAAACAACTGTATTGAATCTTTTAACTGAACTAGAAAACACATTAAATCCACAACCAATTGTAGAAGAGGTAGCTATAGAAGAGCCAGTTGTAGAGGAAACAGTAGTTGAAACAGAAGTAGTTGAAGAAACAGTAATAGAAGAGCCAGTTGCTAAAACAACAAAAAAGTCTAAAAAATAATAAAATATAAAAGGTTTTGTATCAAGCAGTTTTCTATTCAAGATTACCCGGAGAGGATCAATGGCATTACTTTCTTAGGGACGATAAAAAAGGAATACACAAATTCACTTATTGGCCCACAGTCTATAAACTTGATGAAGAGGGAGAACTTGAAACACTGTTTGGTGAACGTTGTTCTCCCCTTCAAGGCAAGTACGATAGAAAAGATCCTACTATTTTAGAAAAAGATATTGACCGTGAACTTGTATTGTTGAGGGATCTGTACTACGAGACAGATGATATGCCCTCATACCATAATACAGTTTATTTAGATATTGAGATTGAAATTTTAGGTGCACTTACACCACAAACCATTAAGGAAGCAAATGCTGAAGTTACAGCTATTGCTTTAATTGATACTACAACCAAAGAAAAGATATGTTTTATCTTGGATAAAGCAGGTAAAATTGAGGAACTAAATCAAGATGGTAAAGTAATTGTACCTTGTCCTGACGAAAATACTCTATTACGTAAATTCTTATCCAAATGGGAACAAATGGATCCTACAATTGTAGTAGGATACAATAGTGATTTCTTTGATATTCCGTATTTATATTACAGAATTAAAAGACGTTTAGGAGATGAAGTATATCGTTTATCTCCTGTAGGTAAAGTTGAGGAAATATCATCTCAACCAAATTCCCCAATTCGTATTGGTTTAGTTAACAGTTTAGACTATATGCACTTACTTCGTAAGTATATGATGAAGGAAGAACCATCATATAAATTGGGAGATATAGGTTTAAAATATGCTAAACTAGGAAAAATAGAATACAATGGTAATTTAGATACTTTATTTAGAGAAGATCCAAACAAATTTATAGACTATAACATTCGAGATGTTGAGATTATAGAGGCGCTAGAGGAAAAACAAAAATTTATTGAGTTAACTGTTTTGATTTCCCATTTATGTCATACACCATACGAGTCAATTTACTACAACACCATATTGAATGAAGGTGCTATTTTAACGTATTTAAAGCGCAGGAATATAATTGCTCCAAACAAACCTACTACTACAAATCCAACCATTAGAGAGTTAGAGTTAGGTGATCACGTTGTAAATCAACGAGGTACCCCTACAGTTGAAGGTACTGTATATAGTTTTGAGGACAAACAAATCATAATCAAAACACTTTCAGGCAAATATATTACTCGTAATCCCAAAACAGTAAAGAAAAAAGATTCATATGCTGGAGGATATCTACTTGATCCTATACCTGGACTATATTCAGATGTAAGTGACCTCGACTTTACCTCACTATATCCTTCAATTATCAAATCGCTTAATTTGGGTGTTGAAACATTAGTTGGTAGAATAGTTACAAAAAATAATTACGAGCAGTACAATTCACTTGAACAACTTAAACAACGAGATCCTGAGGAAAAAATACATATACAAAAACTCAACAAACATTCATATCAACTTAAAGATGCAACTATAGCTGTAGGTGCCTTAATTAAATTGATAGAAGACAATAATTGGACAATTTCAGCTAGTGGAGCGTTTTTTACAACAGATAAGAAAAGTATTGCTTGTACAGTATTAGAGGATTGGTTTGATCAAAGGGAACACTATAGAGCACTTAAGAAAAAAGCAGGTAAAGCAGAAGATTGGGCAAATTACAAACTATATGACCTATACCAGTTAGCATTCAAAATCTTACAAAACGCTTTATATGGTACATATGCAATTAATTCATGGCGTTTTACAGATGGGTTTAAAATATGTTCTGCAGCTATTACAAACAGCGGACAGAGATTAACTCGCGAAAGTATTGATTTTGTAAACCAGTATATCTCAGACCAACTTGAAATTGAACCTAGAAAATTTGTTATCGCGTCAGATACTGATTCATTGTATATGGAGTTAACTGATTTGCTTAAAAAACGTAACCCTGATTTAAACTACAATGATCGTGAGGAAAAAATTAATCGATTACTTGTACTAACTGAGGAACTCCAATCAGTAGCAAACGGAAATCTAAACAGTATTACGCAAAATCTATTCAATATGCACGGCAAACACCACTTTGTATTAAAGCAAGAGGTAATCGCTGAAAAAGCATATTGGGCCGGTAAACGTAGATACGCTATTTATATTGTAAACAAAGAAGGTGTACCAATTGAGGAACTAGAGATGAAGGGATTAGACATCATGAAATCTAACTTCCCAGATTACTTTAGAAATTTTGGAGAAAACTTAATCAAAAATATCCTATTCTCTAAACCAAAAGAAGAAATAGACAAGGATGTAATGGATTTTAAAAATTCAATCCAAACTGTAGAATGGAAAAAGTTATTGAAACCTACTGGACTTAAAAAAATAGGTGAATATACTGAACGTAAACCTGCCCCTGGCGAATTGTTCTCTAAACTAAAATTGAAATGTCCTGTTAATACAAAAGCAGCTATCATAACAAATGATATATTACGTTTTAAAGGTTTAACTAAAAAATATCCCGAATTTACAATTGGAGATAAGATGTATATAGCCATTTTAAAACCAAACCCATATCAAATTGAGGTAATTGGATTAAACGGATACAATGATGCCCCTGAAATACTAGATATAGTAAACAAGTATATTGACCGTGATGGGTTATTTGATAGTGTGATTAGAAATAAATTAGAAGGGGTATACAATGATATTGGATGGGTATTAAACTTAAATCCGTTTAAAGCGAAATTTTTTAATTTTAATTAGGATATTTAAAAAATATTTCATACATTTAATATATGGTAAATAAATTAGTTCTACAATCTGTTATAAACAAATACTACTTGGGCGAAAACGAATCTGTCAAGTGGAAAATAAAAGATAATACACTCACTATAGACTTTATGTCTGTAAATAAAGAGGTAATAGGTAAAATAGTATATGATGGTTTTGATGTAGAGGATAGTGAATTAGCTATCTTTGATACCAAAAAATTCCTTAACCTACTTTCTATTACATCAAATGACTTGATGTTTAATTTAGAAAAAGGTAAAAGCGTTTACACTAAAATGCACTTTGCAGACAACTCATTTAACTTAACTTATGCACTTGCAGATCCTTTATTGATTGGAAAAGTAGCTTCCGTTACAGAACCAGAATGGGATGCCTGTTTGACTTTAGAAAAAGAACACGTTGACAATTTAGTTAAAGCCAAAAATGCTTTAACAGGTATAGGTTCAATGACTATCTCTGTTGATCTAGATTTGAATGGAGATAATATGTGTTTGTTTACATTTGGAGACGAGCAAGGCCACAACAACAAAATTACCTACCAGCTATATGGTAAAATTAAACAGGAAAAAGTTGAAATCCCATTCAACTCAGATATGTTTAGAAACATATTAAAAGAAAATAAGGATTTAGAGGAAGGATATATTTGGTTAAGCTATCAAGGTTTAATGAAACTTGAATTCAATTCAGAAAATATAACCAGTACATATTATATGGTTCGTAAAGAAGAAAGTAGTTTTTAATATGTATAACTATGGATAAAGAATTTTTATATATGCAAAAACTGGCTGGTATTATTACTGAAAGTGAATACAATGCTAAAATAGAAGAAATTAAACAAGATGAAAATTTTGTTAATAATCTTTTAAATTTAGAAAAATTAGCACATGAATATGTAGCTCAATATGGTAAAATAAAATTAAACAATGAATAAATTTGATAGAATTCGTTTTTTAGACAAAAAACTTGAATCTGTTTTTTCTCAAATTGAAGCTATTGTAAAAGAAGACCCAAGTGAAGCTATAGCTTTTAAAAATTTAATAAAAGGTTTCCATCAAATGTATTTGAATATAAAGTCAGATCTAATTGATCCCTACTATGAAAATCAAAATCCAAATATTGAAGAAAAAATAATTGAACGTTTAGAAAGTTTAGTTAAAATAATGAATATTATTATAGACTTTGAGAAATAATTTGCTCATTCAAATAAGTTTTCGTATATTATAGTTATAAATTTAAATTTAGTTATGGCAGAAACAAAAGGTAAAGGTCGTCCTTCTAGGGACGAAAATGACACACAATCTAATTATTGTATTATTAAAGACCCATTAATTGAACCTTACTATATAGTAAAGGATTCATCTAATTTTACTTTAATGGAGAAAAAAATTGCTGAAAAAGGATTTAGAGGAGGTGAAGCATCTGGCAAAGAAAGAGAAATCACTATTGGTTATTACACTAGTTTTAAAAACGCTCTAAACCGAATTGCAAAAGAAAAATTTTATCAAAACCCAGGAGAATATAATTCAATTCAAGAATATATTAACACTTGGAATAAAGTTAAAGAAGGAATGGAATCAATGTTAAACAAGTTAGAAATATGAGAAAATTAGAAGCATTATTTGATGCGGTTATTGTAAAACCGCTTGAGACAGAAGAAACAATGTATGGTTCTATTTTTGTACCTGATGCAGGTAAAGATAGAAATGAACAAGGTGAAGTAGTTGCTGTTGGTCCTGGAAGGACAGTAGCAGGAGTTGGTTTTGTACCATGTGATGTACAAATAGGAGATATTGTAATTTTACCTACAATGGGGTTTTCAAAACTTCAATTTGAAGGAAACGAATATTACATCGGGAGAGAAAATGAAATTTTAGCTAAAATTAAAACAGTAGACAATGAGTAAGAGAATTGAATTTGGAGCAGATGCTCGTCAAAAACTAGTTAAAGGTATAGATACTTTAGCAGATGCAGTAGTATCTACTTTAGGTCCAAATGGGCGAAATGTAGTTTACATTGAAAACGGAACAGTTACATCTACAAAGGATGGGGTGTCAGTCGCGAAGAACATCTCAGAATTGGAAGACCCAATTGAAAATTTGGGAGCACAAATGGTTAAACAAGCCGCTATTAAAACAGCTGATCATGCTGGAGACGGTACAACAACATCAACCCTATTAGCACGTGAGTTAGTTAAAGGTGGTTTATCTAAATTAAACGCTGGAGCAAATGCCGTTGAGATTAAAAGAGGAATTGATGCTGGTGTAAAAGAAGTACTAGCTACATTAAAAGAAGGATCTGAAAAAATTACCTCCGAAGAACAACTTGAACAAATCGCAACTATCTCAGCAAACAATGATGCTGAGGTAGGAAAATTGATTGCTCGTGCTATGGAAAAAGTAGGACGTGAAGGTGTAGTTTATATTGAGGAATCAAAAACAGACGAAACATATTTAGAGGTTGTTGAAGGTATGCAATTTGATAGAGGATATAAATCTCCATACTTTGTAACCAACAATAACACTATGTCATCGTTACTTCAAGATGCTTATGTTTTAATTGCAGATTACCGTTTCACTCAAGTAAAAGAATTGCTTCCTATTTTGGAAGGTATATCTCAAAAAGGAAAATCACTTTTGATCATCGCAGAAGATATTGATGGAGAGGCTTTAGCTACCTTAATTGTAAACAAAATGAGAGGTACTTTAAAAGTATGTGCTGTTAAAGCCCCTGATTTTGGTGAGCGTAGAAAATTGATTTTGGAAGATATTGCAATTTTGACTGGTGGTACTGTATTTGACAAAGATAAAGGTATGAAACTAGACAAATTCAATTGGGAATGGTTTGGTGAAGCTAAAACAGTTACAGTAACTAAAGAAAAAACCACAATAATTGATGGTAATGGAACAGCTGAGGCAATTACCTCTAGAGCAGAAGAGTTACAAGCACAAATTGAAAAAGCACAAACACCGTTTGAAGTTGAAAAACTACAAGAACGTTTATCTAAATTTATAGGTGGAGTTGCTTTAGTTCATGTTGGTGGAAGTACTGAAACTGAAATGAAAGAGAAAAAAGATAGAGTAGATGATGCACTTCACGCTACACAATGTGCTCTAGAAGATGGTATTGTACCAGGTGGTGGTTCTGCTTTATTATATGCACGTGAAGGTCTTACCTATAAAAAATCAGATTCAGATGATTTCAATTATGGTAAAAAATTAGTTTATAAAGCTTGTGGTAAACCATTTGAAACAATTTTACATAATGCAGGATATGCTGAAAGTGAAATGTACCCAATTAATATGGAAATTAGAAAAGCAGGTGAAGTAGGTTCAAACCCATGGTTTGGTTTCAACATCAAAACAGAAAATATTGTTAACATGAAAGAAGCAGGTATTTTAGATCCCCAAAAAGTAACTAAAAATGCTTTATTAAATGCCGCCTCCATTGCAGGAACCATTTTATTAACCGAATGCGTTGTAGTAGACAATCCAGAAGATAAAAAAGAAACTGGAATGGATCCTATGATGGGAATAATGTAAGATATGCTACAAGTAACAGAATATAATGAAATCATCGCTACACGAGTACCCCCTGGAGATCAGTGGGTGCTTGTAAATGATAAAAGTAAAGTGATTCACAAGTCAATAACTGATGCTTTAGAGGCATGGTTTGAAAAAAACCAAGAAAATGTAGAATTTCGTTTAGCTCCTTTAGACAGTAAACTCTATGTTATACGAAGCCAGGAAAAAGAAATTCAACCCGAACCAGCTAAACGCTATAATATTTATGGAGACCCAATGTAACGGGTCTCTTTTTTTACATATTTATAATTATGAAATTTAGAGACATTTTACGAGAAATAGAAGACCAAGAAGGCGATGGAATGAAAAGAACATATCAACAATATGATCTAGCAATCCAACCTACAGACATACAAGCAGCAGTTGAGGCTTTAAAAAATAAAGAAAATTATGGTATCTATTCTAAAAACTTAAGTGATAGATCTAACATAGAAAAAGTTTTTGGCCCTCCAAATCCAAACGAAAAAGAAAAAGCAGCTAGAAAAGACTGGATGAATTTAAATTTTACAGCTAAACAAGCTAAAATAAAAGATATTATCACACGTCATCCGAATTGGGATAATGTTAAGACTAAATTAGAAATTAATGATGATGATGAGGCTATTAATGAATTAACTAATCTAACATTTGATCAAAATAAAACTACTGGGATATTTGGGCCTAAATCAAATTTATATTTTCCTCCTAAAACTGGAGAAAATATGAAAAATTTAGGTGGTGTAATGATTGAGGGAACTCATTATGTAGTAGATGGAGATAAAATTACATTCCCTCAAAAGAATAGTCCATTTAATTCTAAAGCATACTTAGAAAAAGTACTTACTACTATTATGGATAATGCTAATGTTGGGTTTGAAATAGTTAATGTTGAAAGAACAGATAATGAAAAACCAGCAACTGCATCCCCTGAAGTTAAAACACTTAAACCTATTGAATTCAAAGATGTAGATAACTATGTAGCAGATGATATTAAAGATACTTTAACTAAAAAATACCCCAATTTATCAGTATCTATATTTACATCTGAAGAATCAGATTTAGCTGTTTTACGAATTAAAGGATTTAAAAATAATAGTGAAAGAGCTGCTGTACAAAATGAAGCTAGTAAAATATTAACTGACTTAATGGAAGGAAAATTAAAACGAGACTTTCAAAGGAGAGCAGGTATTATAAAATAATTTGAAAAGCTTGTCTCTGACAGGCTTTTTTTGTATAATTAGGTTATGAAAGAAAATACGTTATATGTAGAGCGTTTTCGCCCTACCACTTTAGAAACATACGTTGGTAACGAAAGTATTAAAGACACAATCCAAACATACCTTAACCTAGGTGATATCCAAAATTTTATATTTTATGGACCTGCAGGTACAGGTAAAACAACATTAGCTAAAATTATAATTAAAAACCTAGATTGCGATTACCTTTATATAAACGCAAGTGATGAAAACGGAATCGACACTATTAGAGAGAAAGTAAAGGGATTTGCTAGTGCTGCATCTTGGAAAGGTATTAAAGTAGTAATTCTAGATGAAGCCGATTTTATCACAGTACAAGGACAAGCCGCTTTACGTAACGTAATTGAAACATTTTCCCGCTCAACACGTTTTATTTTAACTTGTAACTTTATAGAGCGAATTATTGATCCTTTACAATCCAGATGCCATACCCTTAAAATTGTACCTCCAACTAAAATGGATGTGTATAATCATTTGACTTGGATTTTAGCTGATCAACTTAATTTATCTTACAAGCAAGATGATATAAAAAATTTAATTGTTAAATACTATCCTGACATGCGTAAAATGTTAAATGTTTTACAAATGTCTGTAAAAGATGATGCTATTGTATTAGATGAAACAGTTTTAACCTCAAACAACTATGTTAAAGAGGTATTAAAGGAACTAGCAGGTAAGAAAAAATGGCTTACAATCCGACAAATCATAGCAGATTCAAATGTTAAAGACTTTGAAGAACTATATCGTAATTTATTTGAACATGCTCCAAAATATGCCCCCGGCAAAGAAGGATCTGTTGCAATTATATTAAACGAGCATTTATATCAAGCAAATTTTAGAATAGACAAAGAAATTAATGTAATGTCTGCAATTGCAAAGATTATAGATGTAATATGAAACATTTTTTAAAATACACTCTTTCGTGGGTATCAAATAATTTAGCCGTACCTTTCTGGACAGTAGGACATATACATTTAATGACCTCAATTTACCAAGATATACACGAATTAATCATGTCATTGGGAATGAACCTGATAGTTGCAGCAGGATTTATCCATGACTTTATAGAATATAGAAACAATAAAAACAAATAAAATGCAAGAAAAACCACAATTAAACATTGACTTCCAAAACACAACATCCGTTGAAGGATTTGATGGAGGTAAATTATTTGGACAAGCAGTAGTAATCCGTAAAGTATCTAAATTCCTAGTTGGATCAGACGAGGACATGCTTATCCCAGTCCCAGTATTTTACGATTTGGACAGTAAAAAAATCTTACCAGATTCCCTTCCAAAAGAAATCCGTGACGAATACAAAGATATTTCTTTAGATGTCTAAAAAACAGATAAAAGATATTTGGGGGTGGTTAAACGAAATCACCCTCTATAAAACACCAATTGAAAATATCTCTGAGGAGTCGTGGGATAAATGGAATTCTTATATGATACATCGATATGTATCTATGAATATAAACTATGTTGAATTAGCAAATTATATTCAAACTCTACCATACGACAACAAAAAACAAATATATTTAATTTATAGAGAGATGATTCCAAAAAACAAGGTGTTCTTGAAGTATATCAAATCAAGGACAAAAAAACAGCCTGCTATATTGGTAGAGCATGTAGCAAAGTATTTTGAATGTAGCTTAGGTGAAGCAGAAGAGTACATTGACATTTTACGTGAACATGGTGTTCGTAGAGTCCTTTATGATATGGGAGTAGATGAAAAAGAAGCTAAAAAATTAATGAAATGACATTTGTACCACAAAAAGATCCTTTAACAGGAAAACCATACGGAATATCAATTGGAGAAAACGAACGAGTAATTCCAACAACAGACTCAATTGTTGACTCAATTATAGACAAATTTATTGAAAGGGCCACCACAGGAAAACAAAAATATAATACAGATCTAGATAGATCAGATCTATCCCTAGAAGATTGGCTTGAACATAGCATCCAGGAAAAGTTAGACGATATTTTATACATGCAAAAAGCTTTAAAAACATTGCGTGAATCAAAAACTCCATAATATTTATAATAAATGAATAATAAGGGAATATACGAAAAGGCAGCTATTGGTTTCAACGAAAAAAAACGTATGAAAAAATTAGCAGGTATTCAAGAGAATAAAAAAACATTATCCCCCGAATTTAAAGAAAAAATAGATCAATTAGCTATTAATAGTAGAAAAGATTTAGATGGAATTAAATGAGGAAAGTAGTGATTTTGTTTATTTAGGAAAACGAATAGACAAAGCCTTAGATTATATTCAAAATAGTAAAACTGATCTACTAGATTGGTTTAAACAATATGTTGAAATTCCTTACCAAGATATAATGTCTGGGGAACTAGATTTAGAAGAGGAAGATTATACATTTGATTATTTAGATTCCTTATTAGATGACCTAGAAAAAAAATTTAATGTAATATTTGAAACCAAAAATAAAATGACACAAGAACAACTACGCATGCAATTCCTTTCAGGTGTGATCACAGAAAGCGAATATAAAACAAAATTAGAAGAACTTAACACTCCATCAGAAAAAGATTCTTTAAACGAAAATTTTATTGGAATGAGTGCTATTAACAATCCATTTGCTGACCGCAAAAAAGAAACATATGAAGATGCTTTTGAACATTTTTTAAGCCAAAAATATACTTTAAATGAAAATGAAAATCAAGCATTGGGAACATTGTTCTATGAAGAGGATGGTGATTATTTCTATAATGAAGAAAAATTAATCGAACTTATTAAAAATATGGGGTACGATGATGCTGAGGAAATTGCTAATGAAATCATGACTATATCTTCTCCAGAAGATGATTTAGAAATGTTTAGAAATAAATATAACCAACCTGATTTAGGAATGGAAGGTATTACTTTAGATATGATAAAGAAAAGTATCGAAGACGAATTTGAAAAATAATTAAAATCAGACAACTACTAAAATGAACCCAAGAGACACAGTCAAATTAGATATTCCTCTATTTATTCGTTTACTCGAATATGCTAGAGAAGATGCAAAAGACGACATGGATTTACACCGTGTTGCAGAAAACGCAATTGATTTGTCTCGTTTAGGTGGAACCTTAGGGATGATCGATTACGAAAACATAATTGGCCCTCAAGAAAATATTGAAGAAATCAAACGTTGGCAGTTAAGAGCTGGCATAATAAAATAAAAAATGTCTAAAGCAAAAAAAGAAGGTAAACAAAAACGTAATAGAGGCAATTTAGCTAAACGTTTAAAGTTAATTGAAAAAAATACTCAATTACTAAACAAATTTCAAGAAACGGCTTAGGACCGTTTGCTGGTTACAGTAAGAGAATACTTTTATCGCTATCAAGATATTCTCAAGAAAGCTTGCCTTTGGCAGGCTTTTTTTGTATCTTTACCCTATGGCCAAGAAAAAACTACCTTCTATATTAAAGGAAATAAAAACTAAGGTTTTACCCGAAATTGATTATGCAACCCAAAAATCAATTTCATATTCCCAATTTTCTATGTTCAATGAGTGCCCTAAAAAATGGTCACTCCAATACAAAGAAGGACACAAACAATTTACCTCTACAATCCATACAGTTTTTGGAACAGCATTACACGAAACACTCCAGCATTACCTAACTGTATTTTACGAACAAAGTGGAGCAGAAGCAGACCGAATCAATACCTCTGAAATGCTAGAGGAAAAACTTAGAGAAGAATACAAAAAACAATACAAAGCAAACAACAACCAACATTTTGTAACCCCAGACGAGTTAAGAGAATTTTACGAAGATGGAGTAGAGATTATAAGAGAGATAGCTAAAGATAGAGGAAAACATTTTGGTAAAAGAGGATGGCATTTAGTTGGATGTGAAATTCCACTTATACTATCTCCTGATCCAAAATTACCAAACATAATGTTTCAAGGTTTTTTAGATATTGTTTTGTACCACGAACCAACAAACAAAATTAAAATCATAGATATCAAAACAAGCAGACAAGGTTGGAACAAAAAACAAAAAGCAGACGAAAACAAACAATTTCAACTTATAGCTTATAAAAAATATTTTTCCGAGCTATACAATATGCCTTTAGAAAACATTGATGTTGAATTCATGATTGTAAAACGTAAAATATTTGAAAGTGAACAATTTGTTATAAAAAGAGTACAATGGTTTAAACCGGCGGCAGGTAAAGTAAAATTAAACAGAGTAACAAAATCTATAGAAGAATTCATAGAAAGCGCGTTTGATTGGAATGGTTTTAAAAAAGTTGAACACCAACCAAAACCAAATGAAAATTGTAAATGGTGTCCTTTTTATAAAACTCATTTATGCTCTGCGACCTATTGACATCCCTACATATGTATATACAACAATATTAAATTAAAAACATATGAGTGAAAAAAACCAACAATTAACGTCCGTAAAAATAGACAAAGATCTATTTGAGCAATTTAGAGTAGAGTGTATTAAGCGTAAATTTAGCTTTCAAAAACTAAGTGAAAGAGCAATCCACCTATATTTAACAAACGAGGAATTTAGAAAACAAGTTCACAACCACAATGACTTAAGCTTGGAAACCGAAGAATAAGTTTTTACATTTAAAATAAATTAACAGTTATATGGAACATACAGAAAAATCAAATTTAAAAGTCAGAATCCAAATTCTTGATTCTAATGATCAAGTTCTTATACATTCTACAATTAATCTAACAGAAATAAATGATTTAAAAGTATATACTAATGTCAGTGCATTAGATGAAATTTATTTAATGTTATTAGATGAATTAAAACAAAAATAAAGTTATATGAAAGAAAAGTTTAAACACTTGCCTCAAAACGAGAGGAAAAAAATCCTATTAATTTGCGACGACATTAGAGTCCATTCCGGAGTAGCAACAGTAGCACGTGAATTAGTTTTAAACACAGCCCACCACTTTAATTGGGTTAATATTGCGGGAGCAATCAATCATCCCGAACAAGGTAAACGTTTTGATTTATCTCAAGACACAAACACAAACACAGGTTTAACAGATGCTTCTGTTTTTCTTTACCCTGTAAATGGTTATGGTGATGCAGATTTTATTCGTCACATGATTGAACTAGAAAAACCAGATGCAATCATGTTAATAACGGACCCAAGATATTTTGAGTGGTTGTTTATGATTGAAAATGAGATTAGAAAACATATGCCAATCATTTATTTAAACATCTGGGATGATTATCCAGCACCACTGTACAACAAAGCATTTTACGAGTCGTGTGATGCATTGTTAGCAATTTCAAAACAAACAAAGTTAATAAACGAGTTGGTTTTAGGTGATAAAGCAAAAAGTAAAGTTATTGAGTATGTTCCTCATGGTTTAAATGAAGATCATTTTTATCCAATGGAATCGGAAAGTGATTTAAAAGAGCTAGAGGCAGTTAAAAACCAAATATTTGGTAACCAAGAAAAGGATTTTGTAGTATTTTTTAATTCAAGAAACATTAGACGTAAACAAATCCCAGATACAATGCTTGCGTTTAGATTCTTTTTAGACACATTACCAAAAGAAAAAGCAGAAAAATGTGCTCTAGTTTTACATACCGAAATTATTTCAGAACATGGAACTGATTTGGATGCGGTAAGAAATATTTTATTTAACGATTATCCAAACGCAATTTATTTTTCAACAAACAAATTAGACCACAAACAATTAAATTGCTTATACAATATTGCCGATGCTCAAATTTTATTAACTTCAAATGAAGGATGGGGCTTATCTTTAACAGAGGCAATTTTAGCGGGAACTCCAATTATAGCAAACGTAACAGGTGGAATGCAAGATCAAATGCGTTTTGAAGACGAGTATGGAAATTGGTTTATACCAACTCCAAAATTACCTTCAAACCACACTGGTAGATTGAAAAACCATGGTTGTTGGGCGTTTCCGGTTTATCCAACAAATCGTTCAATTCAAGGTTCACCTAAAACACCTTATATTTGGGATGATAGATGCACAGCAGAGGATGCAGCCGCTCGTATTTCTGAAGTATATGCTTTAGATAGAAAAATGAGAAAAGAACTTGGTAAAACAGGAAGACATTGGGCTTTAAATGAAGCAGGGTTAACTGGAGAACATATGGGAGTTAGAGCAATTAACGCGATAGATCAATTATTTGAAACGTGGACTCCACGCTCAAAATATGAGTTAATCAACTGTAATGAAGTAGAAACAGATACAATTAGACACGAATTATTATATTAAAAAATTAAATTATGGAAAATTACAAAACAAGTTTTTACAACCCAGAAACATCTGAAAAAACAGAAATTGAAACTAAAATCTCTGTAGATTTGGTAAACAAAATACGTCGCGACCTAGAAAGTCTACAAGGTTATCTCGTAACACCTACATTAATTAATCCTAATGATAAGGATTCTGTTGTGTTTGGTATTGTGGATATGAATAATACTGATAATGGCAAAAAAATGAAATATAAGGTGACAATCTCACCTAACAATTAAAATAAAGCTATATTTTTCCAATAGGCACACATATGTATAATCAAACGTGTGCCTAATGGATTATACAAGAATATACAATCAAATTATTGAGCGTGCCCAAACCCGTAAACTAGAGGGATATGTTGAAAAACACCATATAGTACCAAAATGTATTGGAGGTTTAGACGTAAAAGAAAATATTGTTGAATTGACTGCTCGTGAACATTTTTTATGCCATATGTTACTTTGTGAAATATACCCACAAGAATATAAACTCAAACATGCTTTGTTTTTGATGGCTATAGGAAAACAAAAAGTAAAAGAAAAAACATATGTTATAGGTTCAAGAGTATATGAGCGGTTAAAAGAAGAATATTCTGCTATGTTAACTGGAAAAAAACAATCTCAAGATACCAAAAACAAGAAAAGTAAAAGTATGTTGAGTGTTTGGGATGGAAAAACAAAAGAAGAAATGTCTGAAATTGGACAAAAAAGATGGAATACAAGGAAGGAAAATGGGACTGATAAAATAACTTGGGGAAATAAAATATCCCAATCTTTAAAAGGAAGAGATACTACCCAAGCAAACCAATCTAGAAGTAAACCTATTCTCCAATTTGATACCCAAAATAATTTCCTTAAAGAATGGCCAAGCATTTCAGAAGCTGAAAGGCAACTAGGAGGAGATATTAAAAGTGCAATTGCAGGAAGACAGAAAACAGCTGCAGGATTTATTTGGAAACCTAAAAATTAAATTATATATTAAATCAAAATAAAAAATATGAGTAAACCAGTTTTTGTAATTAGTTGTGCGATTGATACATACAGTGGCTATGGCGCACGTTCACGCGATATCGTTAAAGCAATCATTGAATTGGAGAAATACGATGTTAAAATAGCCCCTCAACGATGGGGAGCTACACCTAAAGGATTCATTAAAGATAACCCAGAATGGGAATTTTTAAACAAACATATCTTAACCAACCCACAATTACCAGCTCAACCTGAAATTTGGATGCAAATTACAGTTCCAAACGAATTTCAACCAATTGGAAAATATAACATTGGATGCACAGCAGGAATTGAAACTACAATTGCTCCTGCAGAATGGATTGAAGGATGTTCACGTATGAATTTAATTTTAGGTTCCTCAAAACATACAATTGATGTATTAAAAAGTTCTAAATTTGAAAAACGCGATCAAAGAACAAACCAACCAATGGGAGTAATTGAGTGGAATGGAGATAGTGAGGTTATATTTGAGGGAGCAAATACAGAAGTATATGGTCCTTTAATAATGCCAACAAAAATGAAACTAGCAGACTATATAATAGAGGATTTCTGCTTTTTGTTTGTAGGACATTGGATGCAAGGTCAACTAGGTGAGGATAGAAAAAATGTAGGATTGCTTGTAAAAGCATTTTACGAAACATTTAAAAACAAGAAGAAAAAACCAGCCCTTATTTTAAAAACATCTCAAGTAGGATCCTCTTATATGGATAGAGATGAGATTCTGAAGAGAATTAAAGCAATTAAAGATTCTTGTAAATCTAAAAATTTACCTAACGTATATTTGTTACACGGTGAACTTTCAGATGTTGAAATGAATGAATTATACAACCAATCCAAAGTTAAAGCAATGGTTAATTTAACTAAAGGAGAAGGATTTGGTCGTCCATTACTTGAATTTTCACTTGTAAATAAACCAATCATTACAACAAATTGGAGTGGTCATATTGATTATTTGAATCCTGAATTTACAACGTTGTTACCTGGTACTTTAACAAATGTTCACCCGAGTGCGGCAAACAACATGCTGATGCAAGAGGCACAATGGTTTTCTGTTGATAATGGGCACGTAGGACATTATTTAAAGGATGTATTTGAAAACTATAAAGGATATGCTGAAAAAGCAAAACGTCAAGGTTTCCAATCAAGATCAAAATTCTCATTTGAGGCAATGAAAGAAAAATTAGGCAAAGTATTTGAAGAAAAAATACCAGAGTTTCCAAAGCATATACAGTTACAATTACCGAAACTTTCTAAAATAGAGCTTCCAAAACTCAAAAAAGTAGAAACAACAGAAACAAAATAAAACATGCAACACGAAGAAATAATCAATTGTCCTAAATCAGGTGGAGACCTATGTTACAAAACACAAGTAACACCTGACATCTATAACTTCATGAGTTTAAGCTGTGGTTTTTGGACTAACAGTTTAATGAAAGAAGGTGAAGAATTTTATGAAGTACAAATGGAAACACTACCCGAGCTATACAAAGATTTAGCTTGGGTGGATGAAAAAACAGGTTTAACTTGGATTCCAAACACTATCAACCAACCAGGTTTAGGAATGGTATTTGCTAATGGTTCCAATGCTCAAAATTGGGGATGGGCAGCAGTTAAATCTGTTGAAATTCCTGAGGAGGAAAGACAAAACCACCCAATCCCAGGTAAACCAGGAGAGTTCATGGAACATAAAATGGACATGGCTAATATGAAAATATTTAACGAGCGTGATTATATTGAAGCTTTAGATTTTATAGGTATTTTTCAAAATAACTAGGATATTCAAAAATCTTTTAATATATTCCATTCAAAATAAAAGTTATATGACAATTACATACGCAATTACAGTTTGTAATGAATTTGTAGAAATTCAACGTTTAGTGCATTTTTTGCTTCGGCATAAACGTATTCAAGATAACATCGTAGTTTTATACGATGAAGCAAATGGTGACCCGGAGATTGAAAATTTTCTCCGTTCCCACTCGGTGAACGGAGAGTTTTCATGGCACAAAGCAAAATTTGAAGGGCATTTTGCTGATTGGAAAAACAAGTTAACTTCATTTTGTAATGGGGACTATATTTTCCAGATCGATGCAGATGAACTCCCAAATGAAAATCTAATAATGGTTTTACCTGAAGTACTAACTGAAAATGAAAACATAGATGTTTTTTTAGTACCAAGAGTAAACACAGTAGAAGGTTTAACCCCGGAACATATCCAAAAATGGGGGTGGGAATTAAATGATGCTGGGTGGGTTAATTGGCCTGATTATCAATGGCGAATTTGGAAAAATAAATCCGAAATTAAATGGGTAAATAAAGTACATGAGCGTTTAGATGGGTTTAAAACCTATACCGCTATGCCTGATGTGGAGTATTTTGCTTTATATCATCCCAAAACAATAGAAAAACAAGAAAAACAAAACAATTTATACGATAATTTATGAAAAAGGACCTAGTAGTAACTACTATAAGTGAAAATTATAACTGGATAGATATAAAAAATTGGATTGTATCTTTGAAAAAAACTTCATATGAAGGTGATGTTCTTGTGTTAGCTTATAATTTCCCTGAGAATCACGAATATCTAGATAAATTAAAAGAATTAAATGTAATCCTTTTAACCCCAAAAAACACATATCGGGCAGAATTTGAAGAAAATTTTATCTGGCACTCAGGTCAAGTAAATCCTTCAAATGCTAGTAGATTGATTCATAATATTCGTTTATTTCACCTTTGGCAATATTTTACAGAAACCCAATCTGATCTAGACTATAATAGAGTAATCTTTACAGATGGAAGGGATGTAGTATTCCAAACAAATCCTTCAGAATGGTTAGATGAATTTATGGTTAAAGATATATTAGTCCCTTCTGAAGGTGTATTATATAAAAACGAACCATGGAATTCTAGCAATGCTTTACTTAATTATGGGCCTTATGTTTATGAATATGTCCTTAAAGACTCAGAAACATGTAATGTAGGAACATTTGCTTGTTCTGCTTCTATCTGTAAAGATTTATGTTTAACATTGTATTTGATGTCAAATAATATTGGCCATGCTGATCAACCTTCATTTAACATTTTAACTAAAACTTTGCTTAAAGATAGATGTCAACAAGTAGATTATAATGATTTGTGGGCTCTTCAAATAGGTACTATAGTTAATAATCTAGATAAATATGTTGAATTTAAAAATGGAGTAGTATATTCTCTTAAACAAAATAAACCATATTGCCTAGTTCATCAATATGATAGAGTACCTGAATATAAAAATTATTTTGATACTAATATCTAAACCATGAAGTCTATTATAATCCCTTACAGGAACCGAGAAGAACACCTCTTAATCCTCCTCCCAGCATTATTAGAAAAATTTCAGGGTGAAGATTATGAAATAATTATAGCTGAACAAAACGATGAAGAAAAATTTAGATTGTCTTCCCTTTATAACATTGCATTTAAATACACTTCAGGAGATTTAATAATATTTCATGATGTTGACTATATCCCAACTTCAAATGTTTCCTATCAATTAAAAAATAATAATCCTACTTACCCAGTAAGGCAAGTAGTATTTCTTAATGATGATCTTACTCTAAAAAATTACAATGATATACCTGCTGGATATCGTCATTTTAAAGATGATGTTGGAAATCATTGGGGGGGTGTTTTTATAATGAGTAGAGAACATTTTGAATTAATTAATGGTTTTAACCCTTTATATATTGGGTGGGGTAAAGAAGAAGAGGAAACTCATTTACGACTTTTAGAAAAAAATCTAATTTGTGAAAGGAATGATAAAGGATTATTTTATGCTTTAGACCATATAGATAATTGTCCTCCAATCACCGATTCTAATTTTATAGAAAACCATCACTTATTAAACAATTACAAAAATAATCTCCATATAGGATACCAAAACCTTTCAGCAGATATAGAAGAATTTACTACTGGAAATGATATTAAATGGTTAAAAATAAAAAATTTTAAATATGAAAATATTAATTAAATCTGTAGGATTTATAGGAGATAACTTATTCGGAAGTTCGGTTGCTAAAAAACTTAAAGAAAAATATTCTGATTGTAGTGTAGATTATTTGTTAACTGTAGCTCAACCGTATGAGTTATTATTAAATAATCCATATATTAACAATGTTTATTTAACATTACCTGATAAATCATATGATGTAGTTTATCAATTATGTCCTATTCATAGGGAACTCACCCCATGTGAACAATTCCAACTCCAATGTGATATACCAAATTCTTCCCCAGAATTCAAAGTATATACTAACCCTTCATTAGATCAATATATTAAACACTTATTTGAACCTATAAAAGATAAAAAAATAGTAGCTTGGCTTTCTAATTGGGAAGAACGAACTTTTGGATTCACCCCAGAAGAATATACTTTAGGAATTAATACACCTAATTTAGGGTATGGTGGTAGAAGAAGAAATATATCATATATTGTAGAACAATTAGAAAAAGATTCCAATGTATATTTGATTGAAGTTGGAAAACCTAATGGAACTAATCAATTAGAATTTGACCTATCTACAGTATCAGAATATAGTTTAACTGCCTCTATTATAAAAAATTGTCATTATTTTATTGGCGCTGAAGGAGGATTAGCTAATTTAGCATCTGGAATAGGAACCAAAACAATACTTACAGGGGATTTTATTCACCAATTATATGGATGGAACGGAGTTATTGAAAAATGTGAAGAACCTAAATTAGGACCTAAATATTATTTTGGAGAAGAAAACCATAAAGTTTTAGATCCTTATTTAACTGATAAACAAGTAGTACAATCCATATTAAATATTATATCATGATTCATGTTTTCATTTTAGGGTATAATGGAGCCCAATATCTTTCAAATTGGCATTCCCAAGTTAAGTTTGAGAAAGACATTAAATTTTATTATATAGATAATGGAAATCAGTCTTTAACTCCTTATCTCCATCAATTATTCCATTACAAATCTAGTAAAAATTTATTCTGCTCAGGAGGATGGAATTTAATATGTGATATAGCATTTAAAAGTCTTGAATTAGATAAAATAATTATAGGACAAGAAGATGCTATATTTACTGATGAAATTTTAAGAGAAATTTCTAACCAAACATCTCCTTCTAGAATATGTGGAACTTATGACCGTTCATTTGAATTTTCGTTATTTGGAATTCATAGTAAAACTTTTAAAGATGTAGGAAGATTTGATGAAAATTTTATTTTAGGTGGAAATGAAGATAATGATTACAAACAAAGGTGTAAGTTAAAAAATATTAATATAATATCCCTTAATATTTCTGCTGATTATAATATATCTATCACTGGGGGTCTTAGAGCTCATTATAATAATATTAACTCAAATTATTTACATAAAAAATGGGGTAATTATATTAATGCTGAGAATAGAATATATGAATATGAAGTTCCTTTTAATGGAAAAAAACATGATAAATTAGATTTTGAATACAAAAAATATTTTGATCTTACAAAAAAGGATACTAAATTTATGAGTGAATTAGAATACAAATTATATAAAACCCAAAACATATGACTTTACAAGAAATTTATGAAACCAAATTCACTACCCCAAGTGATATTAATGAACACCTCCCAATACTAAAAGAATATGCTGAAAAATGCGCTCATGTAACTGAGTTTGGGGTAAGAGATGTAGTATCTACTTATGCTTTAATGAATGGAAAGCCAAAAACCATGAGATCATATGACATAAGTCCAGTAGAAAATCACGGAACTTCTAGAGAATTTTTAACCCAATTAGCTTTAGATAACGGAGTGGATTTCAAATTTGAAGTAGGAGATACCCGTGAGATTGAAATTGAAGAAACTGAATTATTATTTATAGATACTTGGCACATTTATGAACAAGTAAAAAAAGAATTAGAAATTCATTCTTCTAAAGTATCTAAATATTTGATATTTCATGATACTACTACTTTTGGAGTTAATGGTGAAGATGGCTCTGCAGGTCTTTGGCCTGCTATAGAAGAATTTCTTGCTAGTAATTCAAATTGGATTATAGAAAAAAAACTAGAAAATAATAACGGATTAACTATTTTAACTAAAAAATGATGGAAGAACTAATTAACAATTTAATCTCTAACCAAATTAGTATGGTAGATGCTGGGAGGTTTCATACTGTATTGAGAAATTTTGATAAAATAAATTCTGTAAAAGGAGATATTGTAGAATGTGGTGTTTGGAGAGGTGGAATGAGTATTTTTTTAAGTACTTTATTTAAAGATAAAAACATTTGGGTTTGTGACTCATTTGATGGATTTCAACCTCTAGACATAGCAACTTATTCTTATTCAGATGAACCTCATACTCCAAATTATAATGACATGATTCGTGTTAGTTATGAAGAAGTAGTAAATAATTTTGAAAAATATGGTTTTGAAGAAAACGATCCAAGAATCAAATTTCTTAAAGGATGGGTAAAAGATACTTTAAATCCAAAAACATGCTCCATTAAAAATATTTCCCTTCTTAGAATAGATGTAGATGCCTACTCAGCAACTAGAGAAGTTTTAGAATATCTTTATCCAAAAGTAACTTCTGGAGGATATATTATTTTTGATGATTCATGCTTAATCCAAACGGTAGATGCTTTTTGTGATTATTTTGAAGAAAATAAAATTCTATTTGAGTTAAGACACCCTGAAACAGATGAAATAATTTCTGATTTAAGATCAAACCATCCTTGTGGATGTTATGTTATTAAATCATGAAAATAATATATCGCATATCAAATGCAGGTTACAATAAAATAAAACCTGATTATATAGACAATGAAAAATGTTTAAAAAACTTTTGTAATGTATTTTATGATTATATCTATGATATTCATATTATAGCAGACAATTGTAGTGAACCTACAATGGAAATGATTAAAAAATATATTGATCCAATTAATATTGAAAAAGTATCTGTAGGTCATGGTGCAGGAACATTTAATTTAGCGTTAGATAAAGCGCTAAAATGGGGAGATGATGAAATTGTTTACTTTGTAGAAAATGATTATATTCACTTGCCTGGTTCACCTGAAATACTTAAAGAAGGATTTAATTTAGGTGCTCCGTATATGACTCTTTATTTACACCCAGATAAATTTATTCCCCCATTCAATGGTGGGAACCCAGAAGTAGATTCAGATGGAGGTTACCCAACGAAAATTTATAGGGGAGAAACACAGTTGTTTGGAATGTTCAATAGTACAACTATGACTTTTGCCTCTACAGTTAAAACTTTAAGAGAAGATGAAGCTATTTTAAGAAAATGGACCTCAGAAACCCACCCAAATGACTTTCAAATGTTCTTGGAGTTGAGAGAAAAAGGTAGTATATTACTTTGTCCTTTAAATACATTTAGCACACATGGAGAGACAGCTTGGCTTGCCCCACTTTACAAAATTAAACCAGAAAATCTAATAGAAGAATGGAAGAAGCATTTATCTCAGTAATTATCCCAACATATAAAAGCCCAGATGCTTTAGATTTATGTTTGTATTCTGCAATTGAAGGACAACAAAATAAAAACCAAATTATAGTTGTGGTTGATGGATTTTACGAGGTAAACAAAGAAGTACTTGAAAAATGGTCTGAACATATAGATATTTTAAATTTAGAAGAAAACGTTGGTTTGTGTAGAGGAACAAATTTAGGTGTTTATAATGCAAAATATAATAAAATACTAATTGTAAACGATGATAATGTATTTCCTAGATTTTGGGATACAACATTACTTGATGATTGGGAAGATGGAGCTGTTATTTCACCAAACCAAATTGAACCGTACCCTTCAATGTTTAAACAGTTTCATATTGAAGATTTAGGGACAGATCCAAGTACATTTGACCTAGAAGCATTTTGGTTGTTTGATTACCATTATGCTTCGGGAGATAAAAAAGAAGAATCTGGTTCAACTTTACCTATATTCATGAACAAATATGATTATATTCGTTTAGGTGGATGGGATGAAAATTATGAATTAGGGATGGTAGCAGATTGGGATTTCTTCTTAAAATGTTCAATGTCAAATTTGAAAATGATTCGAACATGGAATTGCCATTTCTACCATTTTGCTTCTGTTTCCACAAATGGAGAAAAAAGACAACAAGCAGAACAAGCAGGTCATGAATATGCAAAATATAAATGGGGAAGTTATATCCACCACCACCCAGAAACAAACCAAAAATTTATTTTATGAGAACATATATTTATTACAACAAACGAGATTCCTCACAAGAACCACAAGGTAAAATAGAGGCGGAAAACATTACAGAGGCAATTGAAAAAGCAGCCGTAGTAAAACAAATGGATTTAGATACTTTTTTAAAAGTATTTGGCATGAAAACAAAAACCCATGGAAAAATCAAAGTTTAAAAATATTAATGAACTTCTTGGAAAAGGAATTGAGGTAAAAGAAAGTTCAAAATCAATTAAAAAAAATGAAGAGAAATGCTTTCTTGATTTAATTGAAATTCTATGCCAAATAGAAATGTCCTCTAAAGTAGCCGAATCCATTGGTATAAACTTAACAGAATATGAAGACCTACATTTAAAAGCAATAGATATATTACTTGAAAAATATTATGGGTATGAAAAATCAGCTATTATAATGTGGTGGGTATTTGAAAGCATATCACCAGATGGAGAAGTATACCCCATAACGGATGAAAATGGAATCAAACACATAATCAAAACACCTTTACAACTTTATAAATTTTTAAAAAAACGATATGGAAACTAAAATATGTGTTAAATGTAGAGAGGAAATTAACCCATTGCGTTTAAAGGCTTTACCAACAGCAAAAACTTGTGTTGATTGCTCAACAACTGGAGCAAAACGTGGTATGCCTGTAATGTTTGGAGAAAAAGACCACACTTGGACTGATATGGTAATCATGGAACCAGAAGAATATGATCGATTTGAAAGGCAAAACAAACAAACAGTCTCATTTGATAAACTAGATAAAACAGAAATGAATGATGATGGAGATGATGATATGAAACTTTGGGATAATACATTACTTGATGGATTAGAGGATTTATAGTATGGCTCACCCAAAACCTATATCAAAAGAGGATTGTATTAGAGCAATGAAATATACCCGCTCAGTTAGAGCAGCGGCTAGGTATTTAAATTGTTCCTACCAGCATTTAAAGCCATTTATGAAGGCCTATAAGGATGATGAAACAGGCTTGTCTTTATTTGAAATGCACAAAAACCAAAGTGGAAAGGGTATTCCAAAATTCCTAATGACAAATCACGCTCATTTTGCAACAAAGTTTCCAGCAATGGAGGATATAGTGAATGGTAAGGTAGATGCTTCTTCATTTAATGCCGATAAAATTAAATTCAAAATGATTGAAGCTGGCTATATGCTTGAGCAATGCTACTATTGTGGATATGATGAGAAAAGAGATATTGATGGTAAAACACCATTACTAATGGTATTTTTAAATGGTCACAAACACGATTTTACAAATGGTAATGCTCAATTATGTTGCTACAACTGCTACTTTATGCAGATTGGGAATGTATTTACAGACAAAGATATTGAATCAATTGAGGGGCATTCTGTTTACAAAACAAGTGATATGGTTGATTTTCAAGTGGATGAATATACAAAAAAGAGACTAGAGGAGTTAGGGAATTTTGATACTAAAGTTACTGACAACCCGTACGACCTTGTTTCTAGAAAAAAGTAAAATATGTATATTTGAAATGAAAAGTAAAAAACATAACAAGATAGTTAAAGACTACGACAAACAAAAACAAAAACATCTTGAAAAGCTTGCTTCAAAGATGCTTGAAAATGACGAGAAAATTAGCAAATTAAAGGGAAAAAATATTGATCCCGGATTTTTAAATTTATTTTAACATGGCAATAGAAATTAGCGTATTTGATAGTGAGGAGTTTGAAGAAATGATTGCTAAACGTGATTTGAGAATCTCAAAAGCATTGGTTGAAACCATTTTGAAAAACCTAAAAGGCAGAAAAAGACACCTCCATGCTCTTTCAGTAATTGTAGAGCAAGATCAAACAATATATGATATAACAGTAGATAGAAAAGACTTTGTAACCACTTTAGAAAACAATTTACCAATATATGAGGAACATGAATTGTTTGAGGGGTGTGCTGAAATAGTAAATGCAATCAAGTTTTTAAAAGAAAAAGAAAAATAATTTGGCTTTCTAACCTTTCTTTCGTATATTCAAAGTATCAAAGGAAAAGGTTATGTTAAGTAAAATGTTTATAGAGTACGAGGACGGGTTGAAGGTAGAGAAAGTAGTTCATAATAGCGAAACATCTTTCAAAACCAAAAGCATTAAACATGCCAGTTGCCAACCGTTCAAGTACGAAGTTGAAAAACATGCTTACTTATGCATAGCTATTGTTCAAATGGGTAACATTAAAAAAATTATGCCAGCTGGTATAGTTTGCCACCCAAAAACAACATTAGAGGATATTGTTGAAATAGACAATACCCCAATTGAAAAAGTAGAAAAACCAGTTGAGAAAAAGAAATGGATGTTTGAATCCTCCAGTTCAGATGGTTTCTACCAGGTAACTGAAAATATGGGAAAACTAAAATGCAATTGCCCAGGAACATGGAGAGCAAAAGATAGAAGATGCAAGCATATCCAAGAAGTTGAAAAAGAACTTGGAATAGTAAAATAGAAATTGTATATTTAAAATAAAAAAATGAGCAAAGTAAGCACAAGACAAAGAGTAGAACAGTTACAAGGATGGTTGTTATTTATAAAAGCAGAGGCAATCAGAAAAGGTAGAAAAAAATAAAATGCTGCTATCGTCTATCGGTTAGGACCTATGGTTTTCATCCATAAAAGCGGGGTTCGATTCCCCGTAGCAGTACATATCGCGTGAAGGTGTAATTGGTTGCATGGGACGCTCATAACGTCTACGGGGTGGTTCGAATCCACGACACGCTACAACTGGCTCACGAAGTAGGAAAAATGTAGTGAGGGAGTGCAAGCTAGCCTAATAGCTGTGGCACCGGGTGTAAGCGTTAGTGCGCTGCTTACAATTGTAACGAATGGCAGGTGGGAACGTTACAACATGCGTCTTTGATGTAATTGGTAGCATAATGGATTCCAAATCCATTCGTCAGAGTTCGAGTCTTTGAGGGCGTGCGCAAAAAACATGAGATGGAGTTTCCTTACCTCAACAGAGATGGGTTTTAGAAGTCCAAATTGTCCCCTCGTCTAATCGGCAGGACACATGGTTTTGGTCCATGGAATCGAGGTTCGAACCCTTGGGGGACAACAACACGTAAACCTAAGTACCCATACCGCTGACGGTGGGCTAAGTAAGATACAATTTCGTACCGCGGGAAGTAGAATGCTTAGGAGCGTGTTTTTTATAGTCAGGTGGCGGAATGGTATACGTACTCTAATGTGGTTTGACCCACTCTAAACATTAGAGTTAAAAAACCGAAGATGGGAAGTAGGTTTACAGGTTCGAATCCTGTCCTGACTACTAAACTAACCAAGGAGCTGAATAAAAAGTAAGCAATAAGGAGTGAAAATAAATACGAATGTTTTACTATGGGAAATGGGACCGTAACTCAAGCGTATATAGGTTGCGATCGGTAGGTTAGTTTTTTATATAGTCAGGTGGCGGAATGGTAAACGCAGGTTTGTAGGTTACGTGCCATGAGTTGAAAGCAACCTTAAACGGGGTTAACAACCGAAAAGATAGCTCGCTATTGACCTGAATTGACAGGAGAATTAAATAATGGCTTACAGGTTCGAATCCTGTCCTGACTACACCTTAATACCGATTCGAGTTTGACAATTAAGAGGGACCTTGCTCCTTAAGTGGAAAAAATGTCGTTAAATAACCCTCCGCACCAGGTGGCATCGGTGACCTGGTTTTTAAAAATATTTGGTTATTTAAAATTATAGTTGT